ATGCGTCGCTTAAAAGCCAACGGGTTTGTGTTTGTCAGCATTGCGATACTCTGTTGCGGGTGCACATCTTATTCGTCCCAGCCGACAATCAACGAACCCGTTGAACCCGAAACACAAGAAATCATCTCCAGCTTCAGTTACGCAATAAACTCCCAATGGAAAGACAGTCGCTTCGGCAAGGACGCATACGCAGCGACACTCAACGTTATTCCCGATGCGCAGGATAAGAACTCCAGCCTTGCCGCCCCGAGCCTGCCGGCATTAGAAATAAAGATCTCGGAGTTCTCATCTGGCGGCGCTTGCGGACAAGATTACTTGACGGGTCTGAGTCTGGGTTTGATCCCCAGTTGGTGTACGCGGACAAACCTTTTCAAGTTTGATTTTATATTGAATAAGGACCAGCGCTTTTGCAGGCAGAAAACCTACTCGATAAACTCCACGTCGTTTTCACATCTCACGATGATTCCGTTTGCACTTTTCAATACGGGCAATCAGCCATTGACGCTCTATCAGGCGGCGCTTAAAGATTTTCTTCGCAGAGGTCAATGTGCGACGCGTCGAGAGGCTGCTTTTGGCCGAAAGCAGGCTACCCAGGCTATAGGGCAAAAGGCACACCCCAGCCCTCCGTCACAAGGCTCCAGCTTACGGAATAAAGAAGCTGCTTGCGGAAGCGATCCAAAAAGTTGCGGAAGTGATCATCAAATCGCAGCCAATAAAAAACCCCGCAGACCGTGATCTGCGGGGTTTTCAGGATGGAGGCCGAGGCCGGAATCGAACCGGCGTGGGCGGATTTGCAATCCGTGTCTTGATTCCTTTATAACTGCAGCCTGCAGGGTATTTGGTGTCCCATTACTCGGAAATTTCTTACGCCTTGTAAGCCTCATTCCGCCTAGGCTCGGCCTTAGGTTATGGACCCAAAAAACCATCAATTTAACAGCGCTCTGCTGGTTGAATAAACTCCTGGATAATTCCCCCTAAAAGTTTCGGAGGCGCGTAATAGCATCTGTAATCGCCTGTGCATTTGTGTCCAGCGTTTCCATGGCAACGAGTGCGTTATCTGCAACACGCTGTATGCCATTGTCAGACAGCCATTTCGTGACCTCCTCTACCGCCGCCGCTAGCGCATGCTGGTTGTGCAGTAACAATGTCAGAGCATCTGCTATGGCAATATTGGACTCGGAGTGAGATGACATGACAATCGTCCTGAGAGTTGGATTTTTAGAAGACTAGTTCATCCTCAACTTTCTTGGCCTGCTAGGGATGTTTTGAGCCCAGTCCACGATCTGAAATGTAACGGCATGCCCTACCCCCCTAGCACCCCATGCCCGCAATGGCATTGCAAACCCGTTAAACATGGCCGCTATCTCTGGTGCTCGCTGCAATCGAATAGCCATAGGTACACATAGGTGCGTGAGAGAGTCACGCAAAAGTCACGCAGGCTATTTCCCTCCCCCGGCGTCCTGCCGAACGAACACAATCCCAACCCAAACGAAATAACGGGCATCCTCGGCCACCCAGCAAAAGTACTTTTCGTATTAGTACTCTCCCCTTATATTTGGGCAAAGGCTCGCCCATGCCGCAGGGTCGAAATTACTCACACAGCACTCCGAGGTGATAAACATGCCCGCACCCACCAAAGACGAAATTATTCGTGCAAGCGAAAGCATCAAGCAATCGACTGCGAAGATTGAGAAAGCAGCCAGAGCACTTGCCGCTCAAGGCCGACACGAAGAAGCCCAGGCAATTGAAAAGGCCGTGAAGGGGCTAAAAGAATCACTGGCCCGCATTCGCGTCTGCGAGGACGGAAAAATTGTAAAGGTGCACTGATCAGTGACAGGCGCCAACTGCCGCGACTAACTCCCGCTCATACCCCATTCGCTGACGACGCTCGGCGAGCAACGTCCGACCACATTCCCCGCATGAGTATCCGGGGATGGCGTTTTGCCTTATATTTTCGGCGCCACGTTTTTGAGTATTATGCAAACGCGCCTCAATACTGGGCACAGCGTCAGGGACGCAGGCTGGCAGGTTGTGTGGATGAGGCGAAGGCAGCGAGGGATTTTGGTAGGCTGCCTGGCGACGAATGCCTATAGTGATTGAAATGGACGCATGACTATAATCAAGACATGAAAGAGTTAACGCTTTACCTCGACGACCTTACCCCTGGCCAGCTTTCCATGAAACGGCTTGCGGATTACCTGCGCGCGTTGTCTACGCTTTATGGGTGCGAAGAGTCCGTCCATTTTGATCGGGTTGACACCGGGTCCGCTCAGCTTAAGTCTCTTGTCGAGGAGAAAGCCTACCCACTGATAATGAATCAAGTGCGTGAGGTATCGGGTGGGCTGGGGAAAAAATCAGCTGTCGCAGCCTACAAAACCCTTTCGGGGTACATGGCCGCTGACGGTACTGGCGCATCAATCAGATCTGAAGGTGCTCAGATTTTCCAGTTCCCCCGTGTAAAACTGGAAGAACCTCCGCTTAGGATTATAAAGCCGTCCAGCATTCAGGGGAGGCTGTATAGCGTTGGGGGAAAAGATGAGACAGTTCCGGTTAGGATTGAAGGAGCTGATAACGAGAGCCTTCTATGCGAGGCGGACGTAGCTGTTGCAGAGCGACTTGCTCAACTTCTCTTCAAGCCTGTCCGGTTGCATGGTGATGGAGAATGGGTGCGCTCCGATGATGGCGCGTGGAAGCTGATAAAGCTGAAAATCAGCACTTTCACCAAATTGGAAGATATTGGCTTCAAGGAAGCTATAGCCCGGCTCAAGGCCGCGGGAGGAGTCGACTGGAATGACATGTCCGGCGCTCATTCCGGTATTTTGGAAACCAGGGGTTAGGTTTGAAGATCGTCATTGATACAAACGTCCTAGTCCAGATCATGCAGAACGAAGGCGCCAAAGAGCTTCGTGACCCCGAAACAGATCGGGTAATAGATAACGCATTCATGCGAGCCCAGGCCCTTGTTGAACGGATCGAGGCAATCAAGGGTGTTGTGGTTCTGCCTGCGCCGGTTCTGGCCGAGTACCTGATAGGTATTCGTCGCGACAGCTATCAAAAGCATCTCGACATAATCAACGGTGTGAAATGCATTGAGGTCTCACCATTTGATCAGTTGGCTGCAATTGAATGCGCAATGTTGGTGAGCAATCAAGAGATGAAGCAGCTCGACCCTGACTCCACGATGGCCAAGCTGAAATATGATCGACAGATTCTTGCCATTTCGGTATCGGCCGGCGCCAAAGAGATATGGACGCACGACAAGCAAATTTACCGGAGGGCTGGAACTGTTGGGATTTTGGCTAGATCCCTATCAAGCATCGATGCTAACCCTGAGCAACTTAACTTTCACAGCGATATACAACCTTCCAATAACTGAATACAAGCCCGGCCCATCACCGGGTTTGCTCCTTATAGTCACCTACACACCTCCCGCACATACTCCTGCAACCCCTTCAAGGCTGCCCGGTCTTTGATGATCCCGGCCCTGATATCAAAAACAGTTCGTCCAGTAGCTCCAGCGAGTTCGACGGCTCCGCCATCATCCACGCGGGTGGCGCTGGCGGTATCGGACAGCTTGCCGCTACCGGCACTACAGCGCCCGGCGATGCGCAGCCGGCGATCATCAGCGGCAACATCAGCGCGAAGCCTTTCATTTTCAGCAAGAGCATGGGCTTTTTCCTTTGTGGCTTTAGCATCGTGGTCGGCCAAGATCTTTTGGGCTGTCTGTTGCTTCTCCAGTGCTTGGCGCACCTGATCTGCCGCAGCGGTGGAAATGGCAGCCAGGTCGGCTTGATGTGACGCATTCAGGTCGGCGAGCTCTTTGCCGTAGCACCACGCGTCCACTTTCCATGTGGAAAAACAAGCAATGGCCACCATAGCGGCAAGGCCAACCCAGCGCCACGGAGTCACGCCAACACCTTAAGCGCACGGGCGTACAGCGCCTGACGATCTGCAGCGCCGTTTTGGCCACCGTTGATGCGCCGAGTGATCTTGTCGAACTGGCCCACGTCGGCCAAGGTGTTGAGCCCCCTGCTCGCCCAGAACCACGCAGCTGACATGCAGGCATGCTGTGGTTTTTCCAGCAGTTCGGGGTGATTAACCAGATCGAGACCCAGCGCTTCGCCGCAGGCCTTGTAGTTGGCGCGACCTGTGACCTGGATAAAGCCACGACCGCGGTACTTAGAGCCGTCACCAGGCTGCGTATTACCAAGGTCATCGCGGCCTTCGTAACGGGCTTGCGCTTTGGTCGGGCCCCAAATCTCTTTCACGTATTTGAGCTGGCCGGACTCATGACCGATCTGCGCGATAAAGGCCGCAACCCGCTTCGAGCCGACGATCTGATAACGATTCATGGCGGTGTTCAGGACAGGTGCAAAAACGCCGGCAACTTGGCCGGCGTTCGGGAGGATCTGCAGCAGTTGCTGCGTGGTGATTGGCATGGCTTTCTCCGGGCAAAAAAATACCCGCACATGGCGGGGTTCTTTATCGCAACGTTGGTTATCAGCTTGGTCGTGCAGGTCTTTTATCGGAATCGGGATAGCCTTCCGCGCCCTCTTTCCACGCGCGCACCTGAATGCGGTAGTCACGCCATTCGCGCTCAGTGCCTGGGACTTCTTCGCCGTCTTCGATGGCCTCCAGTTGTTCGGCAACGTAGTTACGCTCAGACTCAACCCACTGAGTTTCTTCTGCAATTAATGGCGCCAAGCGTGCCAGTTCGGCTTCAGCCTTGATATCGGCGGCCTTGCGCAGTTTCGACCAATCAATGTTGCTCATTCGTGGGTTCCTCCGCTGTTACAGGCGGCAAGGGCTCTGGTTCTGGTGGCGTCGGCAAGGGCTGAGGCAGACCAATCGGGCCATCAAAATCAACTTGAATAGGCATCGGAAAGGCTTGTTCTTCGCTGTAGTTGGCCGGGTATGGAAAGCGGAGGACCAAATGAATTTCACCATCAACTCGGGTGACGCCCCCATGAAAGTCATCAGAGCTGATTGCGCTTACGGGCAGGATGTCTCCCTCTTCCACGCGTCTAAAATCAAAAGGCTGGCCATTGATGAAAATGACATCACCTTGCCTTGAAAACTTTGGCTCCGGTTCGTCAGTGCGTACAGGTGACAGGATGATTTTCATTATTTCCACCTTCCAACGGCCACGACGCTAAAAATCACACCATCCACATCGGCCTGAACGAAAGCCCCCTGTGACCAAAGGGAGACCGAGCAATTTGTCGCGGTTCTGGATACCGCACCCGGACCATTAAATGGCTTTCTCACTGCTAGTTCGCCCGCTGCGAAGTTCACCATGACGTTTGGCGCCCCCAGGAATGGCATGGGGAAGTTCCAAGTCGTGCCGATGTTAGAACTGTTTATAAACCCCGTAGATATGGTCGTCCGCCAACACATCTGCACCCCACTGGCAAACCTTGCGTACTCACCATTGGCATTTGAGCCAAACTCAAGCAAGGCGCCGTTAGATACCAGGCCCAAGGCGTTTTCACTGTTGTAGAACTTTCGCCAGACTTCTGGAGTGGTCGGAGTGGCTTTTGAGATTGTATGAATGTCACCCACTCGCCAATCAAAGTAGGTTTGAAAGTAGAACTCACTGTTATAGGTGAGGGTCATTAGTGCCCCATCCGCTGAACCGGATGGGCGCCCCTCACCTGTCAAATAATCAAACGATACGCCGCCCGCCTTTGCTATTGGCTGCATGCGATTAAGAGTATTACGGCCCGAAAGCGGCATGCCGATTCCGTAATCCCCTGTCTTGGTGGCTCGCCCCGGGGTTGTGTCATCCCGGCTTGTAGTCATGTTCGCTAATGCTGCTGTTCCAAGTGCCGCGTTCTTATCGTACAACTCCTTGGTCATGTAATTGATTTTTTCACTAGCCGTTCGCGGTGGATCACCGCCAAGGCCGTTTGGTAATGCGCCCAAGATGATTTCTTGTCGTGCCATGTGTTCTCCGAAAAAATTCGCGATGCGATGCGATGCGATGCGATGCGGCTGCGTACGTTAGTTAAACTTGTACTTAGTTGTAATACCTACTTATAGGAAACTTACACACCGGTATTGAAAAGGCGGCACCTGCCGTACCTTGGTACAGCCCAATATCGGGACGGTTTAAATTGATCAATATTTTAACCGTTGGGGCGCCACCTTCCCTTATCCTTAACCCCGCATAATCCACCGACCCCATAAACCACGCATTACCACGATCAATACTGGATATGCTAATAAAGTCATCATTATCAATAGCCAAGTTGCTATTAAATACAGCTACTCGACCGTAAGCTATTTGCGGCGGCACGTACGACCAACGCTTGGTAAATTTACTGTATCTCACCACCTTATCGCTCGATGTATATACGATCCCTTCTTGACGATCGTATATCTCAAGCCCGTACGGGTCGATGCTCTTTTTATCGGAATACTTACAAGATACATATTCAAGATTGAAATTTTGAAGCGCCCCACCACCAAGAGCCGAACTCACTACGCTAAAGCCTGTCCAGTTACCGGGACTTCCGAGAACCCTCGTATAAAAAGATAGCGCCGGGTGGGATGCTGAAACACACCTAACAAATATTTGCGGCGCCTCTAGCGTGTTTATTGGCTTGATAAATATAACAGAGCCATATCCCTCACCATCAGAGTAGCGCGATACTATCTGGAAACTCCCCCTTTCAGAAAACACTAAGATTTTATAGTCGCTGCTGATTACAACGGAACCGCCATTGTTGGTTGCAGACAGTCCATAACTCATTAAATCACCCTCACTACTTCAACGACGCTCTCAACTACTTCGGACTTCCACTTGAATATCCAATCACCTTTATAGTCGACTTCATAGTAATTGCAGTAGGTGATGATCCCTATTTGCGTTCCGCCAAGGTCTTTGTAGGTCGGCACACAACCCCAATACACCTGCCCGGCACCTTGCGGGTACGGCGAGTAGGCTTTCGGGGTTATTGTCACGAAGCACGTGGCGGGGCTATATCCATCTACATTCATGAGAATGTAATCACCTCTCGTACCTGCGCCACTGCCACGATTTGCGGGGATGGTCATGGTAGCCAGTCTTTGAAGGGTGAAATCCTCCATCCCCAACGTTTGCACGCCCTTCGCATCAAGCACTTCTAACCCATACGTCATGACATCAGCTCCCAGACTTCAGTAGCGCCAGATTCCCGGCCCGAAGGCGAACACTGTCAGCTTCATCCAGCACAAGCAGCCCGTTGTTGTTGAGCGTCGTAGAACCGCCCGCTCCGGAGCTGCGCAGGGTCAGCATCCCTTGTGGAATGTTGATTTCCAGTAGCGGCTGGCCCTTGGCGTTGACCGCACTGGACCGCAACGTCATGCCCAGCACCAGGTTCTGAATGAACGCCGTATCGATCATGGCGTAGTTGATGAACACCTGACCGCCCTGCACGATAAAGGGCGCGCGGAGCTGACCCGTTACTTCGTCAATGATGGCGAAGCGCTGGGCGAACGCCAGAATCTCTGCCGTGTCCCCTGCAGCAATCGACAACCCGGCCATGACCGTGCGCCCCCCTGCCGTGGTCTGGGCTTTGATCGTGGTCTGTGCAGTTACCTTGCCGTTCACGTCCGCAACGGCTTGGCTGACTTGCTTCACCGACGCCGTAACATCCCCTACGGACGCTTGCACTGTGTCGACTCGACGCCCCATTGCACTTTCGGCATTCGTCCGGGCCTCAACTTCTTCCCGGATGGCTACTGCGTTGTCCAGGGTCTGGGCTTGAGCCGTTTCGATGCGGCTGCTCAGCGCCTTGTCCGCATCTGCGAGCGCTGTGGTTTCCGATTTGAAGGTGGCTGCATTGGTGTCGACCTTGGCGCTGAGCTGGGTGACGCGCGTGGCCACAGCTGAGGTGGCGTCTGCGGCAGCCGTCGAAACATCGATGATTTTCGCAGCATTGTCCGCCACCTTGGCTTCGACTTCGTCGGTACGCACTGACTGTGCAAAGTCACGTTCAGCAACGGCCGACATGATCGACCACGCGCCGGCCGATGACGTGGAGTCACCCGCGCTGCCGCTGGTGTCGCCCGCCGAATCGGTTTTGACCAGCGCATACACACCGTCGACTTTCTCCGATGTGGCTTTGACTTTGCCGTCGAGGGTTTCGACGGTGCTGGTCAGTGAGTTCAGCCCGTTAGCCGTGGCCACCAGCCCTGTTTTCGGGTCGGTGACTTTGGCGTCGATAGCGCTGATCTGTTTGCCCTGCGCGGTGATCTTGCCGTCCTGCTCGATGATGCTGGCCGAGTTCTTTTGCACTTGCAGCACCAGGGCATTGGTTGTTTCGGCCAATGTGCCCATGTCCACCCAATAAGTGGCGTTAGGCGGCGCATGGCCGGTGGTGGCTGCGATGGCCTGGAACAAACGATTGCCCAAGCGCACCACATCTCCCGAGGCGTAAGGCTTGGCGTTGTCGTACTCCAGCGCATCCGTCACTTCCTTGATCAGCTCTGCCAGCTCCTGCTTGGCCGCATCGAGCCGCTCATTCACCGAGCCTGGGCCATCACCGTCGATTAGCTCTATTTTGCCGATCTTCTCGAGTAACGCCTGACCAAACGCAGACTCCTGAATCTTGCCGAGGAAATACTTCTCGTACTCCGTCTGCTCAGAACTCGGCTGCCCGTTGACCCCAAACTTCTCCGGAAACCACGGCCCGACATTGCCGGTGCGATCCACCAGCCGCGCCCAGAAAAACAGGCTGGTCCCGGGCACGATGTTTTGCAGTTCGTGCCGGGACTGCGGGTAGGCATAGTCGCCAAGCTTTATTGCGGACTGCAGTTCATTGGCCTTGCTCTGCCAGATCTCAGTGCGCTGGGTGTCTTCGGCGCCCGGTGGGAAGCCCCAATTCAGGCGAATGCCGTAGACAAGGCTTTCGGTGGTCAGGTGTGTGACAGCGGGTGGTAGCCCAACTTTGCCTGTGAGTATCACCTCCGGGCTCGCGCCCCAGATCGAGGCTACATCCATGGCGTTAACTGAGCTGACGCGCGCAAGGTAGCGCCCGCTGTAGATGCCTTCGACTTCAGCACCGAGATTTCCGGTGCGCGGCAGGCGTATCCAGTTTCCGCTGTCCTTTCGCCATTCGACGTTGTAGGCAACGGCGCCCGGTACAGCCTCCCAGGTGATACGCATGCTGGTGACGGCGATCCCTTGCGACACCACGCTGCGCGACTCAAGCTTAATGCCCGTTGGAGGCGCCATTACGCCAGGCGGAATGATGCTGGTGGGCTGCGGATCGATCCGCGCGCCCGTGTCGATGCCCGTGTATTTCAAGGGCTCATGTTGGGTTGCGGCGATCTTGTACTGGTGTAGCCCTTGCGGCTCGATGGTCTGCACCCGAAACCGCATCACAGCCAAGTCAGCGCTTTCTACCGACCAGCTGCACTCAGGTTCAGGCTGTTCGGAATAGTCAGCCATGACAGTGACCAAGCGGCCCGAGACCGACTTGACGATTCGCCCTTCGGATTTGCCGCTGGGCAAGTTGAGGATTAGCCGATCTTCCTCATGCACTTCGGCATCGATGTCCAGGGTGATAACCCGCTTTGTCGCGGCGCTGATGCGCCCACCGTTTGAGCGCCCTGAAAACATCTCATCCGCCACGCAGATGATTTGGCCAGGCTCAATGTTGCGGCCTTCCATGCCGGTGGTGAACGTGACAGACCACTCTTCGTACTGCTCGGATTTCAGCGCCCAAATGCCGTGGCGAATGGCTTCGCCCTCGACCGTGCAGCCAAAGCGCGAAATGTCGAGCATGCGGTGGCCAAGTGCACCGATTAAGTCGTCGTTGGTCACCGGTGCCGGTTGCGTTTTGAACTCGTTTTCCGGGTTGTCCCAAGCCACCTTGGCACGTGTGTGACGGTCCGGCAGTGCAGCGGCAACGTATTCAAATTCACCGATGATGTTGGAGCGGGTGAACACGTAGCCGTCTTCGTTGCCCGGGATGTCTGCCACCATCGTGACCTGAGAGCCGTTCCAGCAGCTGCTGCCCCTGAACACACTGGCCAAGTCAGACAGCAGCGCGTAGCCCTCGATAGAATCCTGAATGTAGACGTTGGTGGTCATCCGCGGCTGCAACCCGCCTTTGCCATCGGGCACCATCACGTCGCAGTAGCGGCCAATTTCGTACAACGTCCAGTGATCAACCATGTCGGCGGTGATGCGTCGACCCAGCCCGTAGCGGCGATGCAACAGCAGGTCACGCCAGACCCATACCGGGTTGTTGGTGTAGGCCAGCTTGAACGTTCCGTTCCAGTCGCCGGTGTAGGTGCGGGTTGTCGGGTCATAGTTGGTGGGCACCTGTACGATGCGGCCGCGCATCAGCGCGCTGAACTTCGGCGTGTCCTGGAACTGCTTGGCATCAAATTGCAAACCGCCCAATGCCAAGTTCGGGTAGCGCAGCTTTTTGTCGATGACTTCGGTGAAGCCTTTAATTCGCATCAGGTCCGCCCAATTCGAATCATTACGATTGGGGGTGAGCCTGCGCACGCGTACCAGCGCGCTGTTGAACCCTTCTGGCAGGTCGATGCGATGCGTGCGCTCGTATTCAGTTGTGCCTTTATCGTTCAGCGTGGCCGAGAGCACGGTCTGATAGCTGCCGCCGTCGACGGAGAGGTCAATGGCATAATCAATGCGATAGCCGACCTGATCGCTGTTGGTTTTGACCTCCCAAATCTGCGGCCATGAGAGGCGAATACGCACGGCCGACAGCTGCTGATCGGTAATGGCGCGCGTCCAGGCGTTGTCTGACTTCAGCTCGACCGGCAGACCTTGCGAGGCTTCGTTCTCGATGGACGGAAAGCCTGCGATGTGTTCCTGATCGACCGTGCCTGCGCGAAAGTCCCACACGGTGCCGGGGAAGTTTTCACTGCCATCCGGCGAAACCAAAGGCGTGCCGTTGAGCTTGATTGACCTTTTGCCATCCACTGGCCCGACAATTGGCCCTTCGCTCAGCGCGTACAACATCTTTACCGTGGCGACCGAGAGCGCAGTATCAGGCGCCTTGTACGGGGTGTAGGGCTTGGATTCTCCACCCTTCGCGCCCGTAACGCGGGCAGCAGGAATCCGGCGCCGACGCTTTGCAGCGGGCGCTGTTGCAGACTTGGCCATAGTTTTTCCTTACTGCTGATCTTCCGAGAAGATGCCAGCCGAGATGAGGGCGCCGCCAATGTCGCGCTCGCCGTAGAGCAGTGGTTTGCAGCGGCCTTGGGCCATGGTGGTGACAGCGCCGCCGAACGCATAAGAAGGCCGGTTGCCGTCGCCCTCCTTGTCCAAGATGCCCGCCGGGGATGGCGACATGCTCATGGCGATACCGCCGATCATCAGGCCCGCACCAGCTGCGACCAGGTAGTACTGCTGAGTGACGGCGCCAATGACCACCAGCGCGAGGCCTGCAATCGTGGCGAACAGGCCACCACCCTTGCTGCCGATCACAATGGGCGCGATGCGAATGGGCTCGACCGTGTCCTGACGCATTCCAATTTCGCTTTCGCTGAGATTTTTCTTGCCGCGAAAAATGGCGTAATTCAAACCGCGCTCTTCGGAAAACCGCAAGAACCGCTTAAAGCCCGGAATTTTCACGCACAGGGCGTGGATCGCCTCGGCGCCAGAGGCCACGGCTAAGTGGTGCACGCGCCCGAACCGGGCACCCAATACGCCGTAAAGCATCACCAGCACCACCAGCGGTTGCGGGCGAATCATGGTTTTCATGGCCATCAGGCAACCTCCGGCATGCGTTGGTGCCGAAGAATCAGCACGGTGTAATCGGCCCACATGCTGCCGTACACATCGCGGGTGGATTTTTTGTTGTAGCGGTGGTGCAGGAAGGTGCCAGGGGCCGGGTGTACATCCGGCTCGCTGGCCAGCAGGCCGTCATCGAGGTAAATGCCTGCGTGATTGGGTGCGTCAGCGTTGATCTGCATAACGATCATGTCGCCCTTGCGCGGCACCGACACAGGATAGAACCCGGCGTCTTCGTAGTACTTCTCGTAGAGGCTTTCCCCGTCATTCCACCAGCCGTCCCGGCGCGGATAGTTCGGCAGTTCAATGCCATGCTCGCGCTCGTAATAGTCCCGGCACAGGGCGTAGCAGTCGAGCAGGCCGTGGCCAAATTCGCGCCCAATCAGCGGCGCCTGATAGCCGCAGGGCTTGAACTCGAAGTACTCGCCCGACGGCCAACTAACGATACCCCACGGTTTTTCGTGCAGCTCGCAGCTGACCCGATCGGTCATGCTCGGGATGGGCGGCACGTCCGGGTGGCTGTGAATGATCATCGTCACCTCGCCCCGGTCTTCGGCGTCGCATTTGTCACCGGGGTTAATGATGAAGTGCTCGCTTGGGGTTTTGGCATCGTTGCGGCACGGCACGTACTTCAAGCGGCCCGCCTCGCGGATCACCACACCACAGCTTTCTTTGGGAAATTCATCTGCGGCGTGGGCCTGAATCTGTTTGAGCATCGTTTTGTTCATGGGTTACCTATCCAATAAGCGAAGCGCCTGGCACCCCGCCGAATGGCAGCGGATTGCCGCGACCGTGGCGCAGCTCACACGCACTCGGCAGACCACTGCAACGATCAAGCGCAGGGTCATCCACTGGGTTGCCGTCGAGGTCGAACATCTTGATGCCGGTGTAATTGCAGTCCGGCCCGCGATACTCGCCCCACATGCACCACTCGCAGCGGTTCATGATCAGGCCGCCGGGGAGCTTCTGCCCTTTCACGGCAGTGGGCGGCGCCAGCGAGAACACCACCTCCTCGCGCAGCAAACTGGTCACCTGGTTGATGTAGGAGATGTCCAGCTTTTCCATGCTGCTGGCCCCCGGGTTGCCCTCGGGAAAGTTCGCCGCATCGAGGTACTTGGCGTAGGTCTGACGCACCGTGAGCTTGACCCCGCTCATGCCCTGAAACTGGCGGCACAGCGCGGTGATCGTGCCATCGATGTTACTGATCTTGAGCATCGGCGTTGACGAGTTGCCTTCCACGCTGCGCCCAAAGCCGCCCGTTTCGTAGGGTCTGGGCAGGTAGGCTTCACCCTTCCAGATAATCGGTGTCGACTGCTGGTGAGCATGAAACCGCAGAATACCCATGCCACGCGCCTCGCCATCCAGCTCGATAAGCTGGATCAGTGCGCCCGGCTCCAGCTTCTGGTTGTCCAAGGTGATCATGGGTTGAATACCTGCTGAAATTTGGTTGAAAGCACGAAAGTTCCGCCTCCAGCCGGCTTCAAGTTCCAGCCTCCCGACGTAATAAACATGCCAGGATCATGCAGCGGGGGCGTCCATTTAAAATGAGTAACGCCCTTGTGCCGCCTGAAGAACTCAAGAATCGGCTTGATGTAATCCTCGCGACCCATAAATGAAACAGGCCAAGAAGTTGATAAGTTGTTAATGCCGACCGATATGCGCTGGCTGTAACCGTTGTTGTATTGCGATTCAAGAATGCTCGGCTCTTCATCGCCCGAGCTGCCAAGTTGGGCGCGCCATGTAAAAGCCTCAGCCATTACTGATTCCTCCGGTTGCTAGGGTCGAGAAGTCCGTTTTGCCCCTTCTCTTGCTGGATGACACTGCGGGCGATCTTTGGCATTTCGGATCGAACAGTTGCCAAAACAGCAATACCCATCTGCTCGTAGCCTTCCGTTGCGCTAACAGATCCGCCTGAGCCATCACCGCCGACATAGATTTTTATTTCTGGTGCCGCCATTGCTGCGCTTGATCCGCGCACAGCCGAAGCCGATGCCGGCGATGTAACTGCCGACACATCTCCCTTTCGCAGTGCCTCAACCGCGGCAACGCCGCCGAACCGCTGAATGTCTTTTTGACTCCAGACAACTTCGCCTTTGTGCACAACGCCCGCTTCCTCGTGCACCCCTCCTGGCCCGGTATATCCGCCACCAGAAAAGCCGACACCCGCAATCGAGGCAACGTTCGCTGCTGCCACAACACCAGCGGAGACAGCTAAAGCCATGCCGAGTGGGTAAGGCTGGACAGCCAAGGCGTTCTGCACTGCAACAAACCCCTGCATGGTTGCTTGAGCAATAGCCGCCGCCTTGCCAACCGCCGCCAGCTTTTTGTTGCCTGACTGGCTCAGCGTTGCCATATTTCCGAAGAAGTCAGCGCTTGAAGTGATGATCGCCGCGTTTTTAGCGCCTTCGATTTTCGTTAGGCTTTCGCGTGATTGCTTATGGATATTGGCGACACGCTCGGCGTAGGTGGCTTCGTTGACACCTTTAAGATCCAGGTAAGCGCGCTGCTTCTCCAGCTCCATAGTGCGCCACGCGTCTACCTTGGCCGCCTCGTCATTCAGGCGCTTTATCTCGCCGTAAGCTCCACCTGCCGAGGTATCGAGCCCGCCAAGCTGCGGGGCCTCAGAGACGCCCTCCACCGTCCCTGGCTTCAGAGATGCTTTAAGGTTTACGTCGCGTATCTTGATCATGGTTTCAAGGCGCTTGGCGGCCTCGAAGTTGCCTTGACGCTCGTACTCGACCAACTGCGCGGCATCATCAATGCTCGACTTGAGCGTGTTGGCTGCCCGCAGCTGCCCGGTCAGGGTCAGTAGCTGAACCTGATCATTTTGCGCCTCGTTCATTGCCTTGGTGCTGGCCAGGACTGCCGCGTAATCACGCGAAGCCTGCCCCATGGCGACGCCGTACTGCTCTTGCGTGATTTTTCCTTTCGATAGCGCAAGCTGTAGTTTTTCTTGAGCCTCAGTTAAATCACGCACCGCCTGAGCTGCCGGATCTGCCTTCTTGTACAGCTCATCGAAGGCAGTCATGGCCGCGTTTAGCGCGCTTTTACCACTGTCACCTTTCGGGGTTTTCGTCTTGTTTGGCGTGGTGCCGGCAGTGATCTGGGCTGCAGCCTCATCTGCCAGCTGCTGCGGAGTTTTTCGGGGAGCAACGGGCGCTGCTGGTGCAATACCACCATTGGTCAGCAGCCCATAACCGCTAAGGTTTTGCTGCGTCACCGGCTTTTGCAATAGGGCTGCGTAAGAGGCGGCAGCCACCTTCTCGATAGCCGTGATCTGTCGCTTCGAGCTGTCTTCGGCAGATTTGGCCGCTTCTGTGTCAGCCTTCTTCTTGGCTGCTGCAAGATCCTCGGCTGCTTGCATGGCGGTATAGCTCGCCACTAGCAGAGCCTTCAGGCGCTCCTGCTCGGCCTTATTGCTGTCCCGCACCGCATCTTGATACTTGCCCAGCAAATCCGTCTGCGTAGCAATGCGCTTTGCTTCTTCGATTTGCGCGGGCGCCGCCCCCATCTTGCGAGCGGTGTATTCAGCTTCAGCAGCAGCGTTAGCGCCTATCAGGTCGCGAGCCTTGGTGAGCTGCTCGATGTATTTATCCCAGGCGGCTGCGCTTACCTTTTGATTATCGCCGGCCTTAGATTGTGCCGCGGCCAGTCGGTCAGTGCTTCCTGCCGCCTGATTGGATGCGGTTGCTACTGCGTTAATGCGATCGCCGTACCCTTTAGCGCTTTGAATATTTCCGGTGTAGGCAGCCGATAGCTCTTCAATTGAGGTCTTGAATCTCCCTGATACCGACTTGTTCTCTATAAGCCATTTGGTCAAATCGTCGAGGGTTATCTTCCCGGCCTTAACCTCTCCAATCAGTAAATTAAAAGCAGGGGCGCTATCAGAAGAAATTGCGCTTCGTGCAACGTTTGCGTATTGGGCAAAAGCTGTAGAAGCATCATCTAGCGCGGCCTTTTGAGCTTCGGCCCACTTAGATTTCTGGTTGCGCTGCTGGGATGCTTCTAGTTGATTGAATTTATCAATTGTCTCGTCGAGTGCTAGATGCTGATCGATAAGGGATTCGGTCGCCTTATCTGTGCCTGACGCGAGGTAGATCATTCCGCCAGCTACTGCTGCCAATCCGAGTGTAACCGCCCCAATAGGGCCGCCCAGCGCTGACAGTGCAAGCGAGCCGGCAGTGCGAACTGCAACCCCTCGCTGCTCGGCTGTGTTAAGCGCGTTCTGCGCCGCCGTCTGAGCAGTCAGCAATACCGCGCCCTCTGCCCTTGCAGCGTTGAGACCTACAGTTTGCTGACCAACCACCGCACCTGTCGCTAGCTCCGCCTGTCGAGAGACCGCCAAGCGTGCTTCAGCTGCCGCAAGCTGCGCAGTAATCGTCGCCTCGGCTGAGCGGATCTCGGCTAGGCGCGTATGAGATGCGGCAAGCCCGGTATTGTTGATTTGCGCTTGCATGCGCTGAACTTCAAGTCGACGGTCAGCTGCAAGCTGAGTCGACACGGCTTTCAGTTGGCGGACGCTGGCCAGCTCTGATTGCGACGAAGCCATGGCCTCGCTGCGCGCGTAAATAGCTCTGGCTAGGCCAGCCTCCGTAGACGCCACTACTACGCTTTGAATGGCAACAGCCTCAGATGCGGCGGCCACTTCTGAGCGCTTCGCTGTGACAATCTGCTGATTGGCCGCCGATATATCGCCATATCTAGCCTTAATCGTCATAGCCAGAGAGCTGACAAGCCCTCCTGCAACCTTTGCGGCATACGCTCCAGTGACCGCCATTAAGGCATCGGTATTTGTAACGACCGCTTTTAGTCCTGACCCGCCAACCGCGACAACTTGGCCTATCCCAGCGGCTATGCTTTGAATGCCATCAATGACCTTGGGATCAGCCAATGATGTAGCCAGCGCATCAACAGAGCTAATCAGAGGATCAATATCCACCTGCCCAACCGCTGCAAGGAAATTGTTCTTTAGCGCGGTTGATGCCTGCTCGAAACGGCGCGGCATTCGATCCAGCTCTTCATTGAGCGATGAAAGCGAACGCAACAGAGCGTTAGTTACAACCTCGGCCGTGATCTTGCCCTCGGCAGCCATGGCTCGAATCTGACCATTGGTAACGCCAAGATAGTCAGCAAGTGCGCGCGTGATGCGCGGACCTTGCTCCATTACGGAGTTTAATTCCTCACCGCGCAAAGCACCGGCCGCCAAGCCTTGCGAAAGCTGAATAGCAGCGTTAGACGCCTCCTGCGCAGTGGCGCCAGAAACAACAAACGCCTTGTTGATAGCATCAGTTACGTTAAGCAGCTGCTCTTGGCTGTATCCGACACCCTTCGTTGCGTTGGCAAGGCGCGTATATAGGGCCACGGTCGACTCAAGCGAGCTGCCTGTATTGTTGGCCATGCCGAGCAGTTCGCTGAATGCCTGTGAAGCTGCTCCAGTGGAAGCGCTTACGAGAGCCAGCGACCCTTGCATCGACTTGAAGGCGTCAGTCAGGCGGACGATCTCCCGCGCAACCTGACCAGCACCCAGAGCTGCGAATGCGGCGCCAGCGGCGCGTGCAGCATTACCTGCACCATTCATTGAGCGGGCTGTCTGATCACCAACGACATTCAAGTTATTGAGGGTGATCCGTAATTGCTCACCATTCCGCTGGGCCAGCCTGGAATCAATGATTACATCTAAGCGGCTGGACTGCTGAGCCATTACTTTTCTCCGGGCGAAAAAAAACCCGCAAGGTGCGGGTTTTAGTTTTTATATAGATTACTTCATGCAGTATTCAAGCTCATCAACTATGGCACTAAGAGATTCAAGCGCTTGCTCAACACCAGTGCCAGTCATAGCGGCTATTTTGTGATAGCCATAACCATTCGTTGTTCCAGCCTGTTCAATCCCTGTGAATTTATATGTTCGCTGGTTGGCCACTTGCTTGATGTTGAGCGTGTAGCGCAGTGATCGCTCTACAAGCGAAGTAGTGAACTTTGCCTCCCCTCGCGCTACGACTTCCGAGCCATCAGGAGCCACGTATTGCGTGACTGATCCGCCGCTAACCTCTCGAATGCTCGATGCTTGATAGTAGCTCCCTGTGTAAGCGCCGACATATCCACTCGACTGCGTCATTGCGACCGAGTCGTTTCGTATTGTGATCGCAACACACTTTGGAATACTTCCTGCTTTTGCTGATCCTTCACGAGTGATCGAAAGCGATTTAACATTTTGCGACTCAAGCTCAACCACCCCAAACCTAGCAAGGTCTGATGGGCTAGTAGCGCATCCGGACGTCATCATCGCAAGCAAAGCTACTGCGGCCAAACGCATACTTCACCACCCATTCCTTATAGATGAGGTCTATTTACGCAGCGTTGAGCTATAACGTCAACTGAAGCAATCCCAGTAAATGCTTTGCGCGATCAATGCCGAGACGGCTTTTTCGGATCCTTGCCTGCCTCCTGCGCCCACTTGGCGCGAAACTCATCATCGATAGCAAAGATGACAGCATCGAACTCACGCCGATCAATGCTCGACTGGTGAACGCTCAGGTATTCGCTGATCATCCCGACAGAGATAGGCATTGGCGAGCAGGACGCGCCCACAAACTGCCGACCACGGCCGATGACGTAATAGGCCTCGATGATCTCCGACGCAACCCAGCTCATCGCGGGCGGATCGGGGATTTCGACATTCAACCTTTCGCGGACTTGCCGCTTTCTTTCGTTTTCCGCACCCGCCCACTCCGCGGCCCAACGGTAGGCGGCAACGGCTTTTCCACTGATTCAGCGATCTGCTCCTGCTGCCGCAATGCGATAGCGTTGCCAGTTTGCAGGGCGAGTAAGTAAATCTCCGGCATCTGCTCGATCAGCAGGCGACCACGCTCCGGGGTGTACGGTGCCTGCGTTTCAGGGTCTTCCGCCTCTGCCACGCCCTCCCAGTCAAGGATGAGGTGCTTACAGGCCAGGTCGATAAACAGCATGTCCGGGTCTGGAATGTCGTAGTCAGTCTTTTTCAAGATGTCGAAGTCGCCCGTGCCGACACCCAACTGACGCGCTGCAGCATCCAAGTGACGCTGGATCTGTCGGTAATCGCTGCTGTAACCAGGACGCGCCGTCGAACCAATCAGCAAACGCAAACCCGGCGCGGGCTCAATCCATCGCGTACTGATGGTGTCCATCACGTCTTTTTTCTTGAGAATAAATGCCATATCGATCCTTCGCCGCCCAGTTGCAGGCGGCTACCCGTGGTTAATTTTGTAATTAGCTGGTCGGCAGACTATGCACCGGCTGCCTTGCGAGTGATCGTTGGGGGGATGCGCCGCGCGGAGACGTTCAGGGTCACCTCGATCACATCAGTTGCTGAGCCGTCCGGCCAGTCACCGTTAACTTCCATTTCTGGCAAGGTGATGGTGTAGCTGCCTTCGCCATTCTCAATGGTGAAGCTCAGGGCGATGGCGCCGCCCGTTTGCTGCTTGATCCACAGCGCGTAAGAGGCGGCAGACCAGGCAATTGTGACGGAGCCATTCGCGGTGAAGGTTGTCGGGATCACGTTACCAATGTAGGCGCCGTTATTGATGCAGCGCTGGGTCTGTACGTTGTTATCAAACGTCAGATCCATAGCGCTGATGCAGGTGCCACTGCCGGGCGTTGCTTCAACGCCATCCAGGGTCAAGGAGGTGAAGTCCTTGAAGTTGAAGCGTTCGGTGCCTACTTCCGGAGCTGCTGCTGAGAAGTAAGGCGTAGCGTCAACCTTGCCAGCCCAGCCCGTGGCCGTCAGGTTCACAGCGACGGTAATGTCGTCGTCGGTGCCGAACGTGAAGCCCATGCTGCCGACCTGTGCACCACGCGCAATTGAGGACACCAGCACATCACTTGCAAATGACGCAACCGAGTAGCTGATGCGCTCATCACCCATGGTCAGCGTATCGCCCGCCCAGCGGCTACCAAAGCAGGATTCGAGGAAGTCATCAATTGCGCCGCCGTAGCGCCACTTCATGCCGATTTCGCCCGCAACATCAACGGTGGTCGCGGTAGTGCCTTGGCTCATCCGGTTTTGCGAGATCTCATTGTTCTCGGCGGTGTTTTGTTTAGGTCCGAGACCGTAAGAGGTTCGGATCAATTCCTTCCAGCCCATGGCCGGGGTCACGCCCTGCGTCACCTCTTCGACGTAGGCCGTTCTGTTCTTGGCGCCTGAACTCATTGGGTGCTTCTCCTATCGATAGGCGTAAAAAAACCGCCCAATGGCGGCCTGCTTTCAAACTGGGGTTTAGGTTAATAACCGTTGAGCGCTCGGGCTTTGAGCGTATAGATCACGGGGAGGCTTCCCTCTATCGAAGCCTCCTTGATACAAGCACCGTTGATGTACATGACACCATCGATAATGATGAACGGAGCAGGCTTCTCATCCCTTTGCACGCCGTCAATCTGAGTGCGCAGAACTCCATCGTGCGAGATGCTCAGAACACCGCCTACCAGGCTGATGCGCGTGCCAGCCGCCTTAATCTTCTCATGACGAGCCTTGGCCTCATCCTGAGTTTCTTGGCGAGCATAGGTCAGCGTGGTGCGGTAGTCGGAGCCATCACGATCAAACGAGAAGTCCTCTGTCGTGAACTCTGCACTTTCGCGGAACTCAGCCGGGATCTTCTCCAGCTCGGCACCAATGAAGGCATAGCGCTCGATTGCATTGGAGGGCAGTTCGTTGTCGGGCCACTCTCCGGCTGTGATGGTGATTTGCTGCGGGTTGCTTGGAAGCGCTCCCACTTGTAGCTTGGTGGTGTTCAGTTCGAACTCGCCAGTTTTCGGGTTGAACAACAATCCGGACATGGCTTGCACGTAGTCATTGCTTTGCATTGATGCTCTCCAGAGACCTCAGTAGGCCCGGTAAGGAATTTGGATGTTGACCTGATACCAGCCGTTGCCGTCATCGCCGACACTCGTAGCCGATGCCGCGTAGCAGTCAAAGCCAGCCTCACTGAAGAACTCGAAGTGCTGGACGAGCGCGTCTGCGGCCCGCGTAATGGTCAGCGTGCCCTTATAACTCGGGACAAACAGTTGAACGACGATCAACCCTGTACGGCGCACCTTCGGGCTTAAGCCAATTTCAGGGGTTGAGGACAGCGCAGGAATGTCAGCCAATCGCGCCCATATCGCCCGTCCAGCAGGATTGAAGGGCTTCGGCGAGTTGGGGTAATCAACATCACTTGCAGGGATTCCAGTCCATTGAGTCATTCGCGTGGTGATGATGTTGCGGATCTGCTCAAAGGTCATTATTTGAACGCCTGTGATACGCCGTGGAATGAGGCTGCGTAGATTCCGCCTGGAGGCGCCTGCTTAGAGTGACCATCTTCAAGCCTTTGCGCGTAAGGGAGGTTGTTCTGAATGAATACCGTCGTATAAGGCTCAAGGCCGCTCATTGCAGCTGCGCCGCGGGAGATAGTCCCTGCACCAGAGGCATCAGTCTCAACCGTGGACGCATAAACGGGGCTGACGATGCTTACGATGTTGTTGTTTCGGAACCGACCGGTATCAACAGGAGAACGCAGCACGATTTCTTGAAGCATTGCGAGAGCAATAGTTCGAACTCGCTTCGTTAGGTCTTCTTCAACTACGTCAGCAAATAGGCTGGGCGGCACACTCCAGCTTCCACGCATGGCCATTAGGTTGCCCTCAGCTGAATACGAAACGTGGCGGACGCCGGGTCAACCTGAACCGCCTTCACCAGGTAGCTGACCAACTGAGTGCGGTCTGCCAGATCCGGAGCCTTGATCGTATGGCCTTCGGCCGGGCGGTCAGTCACCTCGTTGGTGAGCGCCGTCAGCTTCAGGTCGCTCGACAAAATGTTGATATTGTCGATGCGTCTGGTTTCGTACTTGCCCAGCACGCCGCGCCCGGTGTAAGTCGCCTCGACGCTGGTGTCCGTCTCGGTCACAGGGTCCCATGCGCCGGGCACTGTGTAGGTGCCCGTGAATGGCATTACAGCGTCCGCCAAGTCTGTGCTGAATGCTTCGGCCAGATCTGCCTGTAGTTCGTCGCGCAGCCCCATGTCAGCCCCTCACGATCTTGGTCTGCCCATTGTTACCACTCAAGTAGTGGGACAGCAGCGCCATGGCGAACGACTCGCCGGCACTGATTTTGCGAGACGATGCCGAGTAAGACTTGCTGCTCGACACGCCATCAGCATCAACCGACTTGCTCAGCACGCCGGTCTCAACACTGCCGTAAATGTTGCCTGCTGCGGCCTCGCGGGCGATCTCTGCACCTGCCTGGATCACGTCACCCGGGACCGGGTCGAATTCAGGCAAGCCGAGATTGGTTAACCAGGTATTAGCCATCAGCACCGCGCGCGCTTTCTGGTCTTCTGGCACCCAGGTAGCCCCGAGCAGTTCGTTAACCTGCGCAACGGTGATGTAAATGGTCATTACTTGGCCTCGTCCAGTAGCTTTTTCAGCTCATCGAGGGTGGCTTCTGCGGTGAACTCGATGCTCTTGGCAGTCAGCGCAGACTTGACCGCTTCGACTTCTGCGGAGTGTGCGGCCTGCTTCTCTGCTTCGGTTTTCGGCTTGTTGCCACCGCTGGACTTGCCAGCTTTGATCGGCTCGGGATGCTTGTAATCAGCCGGCGCAAACTGGGCATCAATGATCTTGTAGCCCTTTTGGCGCAGCTCAGCTTTACGCTCAGCAGTGACCGGGTGTTTCTCGTAAATAACTTTCTCGCCCATGACGGACTCCTTGCAGATAGTTCAGGCGACCCGAAGGCCGCCCGCTCGATTACTTGGCAGCATCGCCAATCGTGATTACACCAGCCGAGCCCTTGATGCTGTTCGCAACCAGATCCCAGTTGGTGCCCGTGGCCAGCTCAGCGCTGGTCGGAGATTTGCCACCGTTGGCGGTGTCCCAGGTGAAGCCCTTGAGGCCCAGGCCGAACGTGTAATCAGCCTGCATGGTGGTTTCGATGCGCTCCTTGCCGTTGGAGGTTTCGATGTTGGTGATCAGGTCGGAACCGTCCATCACCACCGCCGCGCCGTCAGCCAAGCTCAACACCTTCTGCTTGTCAGGAGTGCCCGCCTCGAACAAAGCGGCCGCATCCGTAACGATCACGGCCTTGCCGAGAATATCGACCACCTGCACGCCGCTGAAGCTGAACAGGCGCTCAGCGTTGGCCAGGTTCTGGCCCAGCAACTTGTGGTACATGGCGCCGGTCATCACTTGGGCGACAAGGCGCTGCGAAGCATCACCGAACAGCGCGTGCGCGTTGTTGATAGCGATGTAGTTCAAGCCGCCAGTGGCGGAAACGTCGTTGGTAGCGCCCGGCTGGTTGCCGATGGCAGCGACCAGGGCGGCGATGGCGGTGTTCAACTGATCCGACATGATGGCTTCGGACAGGTTGCGGCTGATTACTTCCAGCGCTTCTTCGGGGTTCTTCTGAACCCACGACAGTTGCGAAGGCTCCCACAGGATCGGGCCGAACCCGCCTGCGATCTTCACAGAGTCGTACTGCTTCTGAGCAAGCGGCGTTGCTGCCTGAGTGCCGTTGGCAGCGTAACGGTCTACACGACGTTGCGCGCCGTGCAGGCCAGCCCAGAAGGACTCTTGCAGGAAGTCGCCGTCGATACCTTGGGTAGTCAAGCGGATGGTGCCTGCGGAGGCAGCGTTGAACTTCGCAACGTCCTGCGTCAGGGTTTCGATGGTGACTTTCTTCAGGTAATCGTTGAATACCTTCATGTTCGACAGGGACATGGTGACTCCTTAACTGGTTGCGGTCATGGCCTTGATAGCGGCGACTCGGTCTTCTTTGCCCCCGCCAAAATTGCCCTTGGTGTTTTGGTTGTTGCCACCGCCGTTCTGAGCGCCGCCGCCATTGGCGCCGGAACTCTTCAGGATGTGGTCGCGGTGCGGGTACTGCGAGACGAGTGTTTCGATAGCTTCGTCGAAGTCGGCAAGCTCACCAGGGCGTGCGCGGCTGAAAATCTTCTGACCTTGGGCGTCGTAAGCGACCACCTTGCCGTCTTCAACTTTCAGGTTTTGCCCGAACGTGGCTTGAACCATGTCAGCCGGAACAGCCAGCTTGTCGGCGATGAACTTCGAGCGGGAGAAGCTGCCGCCGATCTTCTCGGCATACAGCTGCTGCTCCAAGGTCTTCGCCTTGCCGGTCACTTCGTCCAACTGGAGCTGGAAGGCTTTACTGATTTCGGTTTTAACCGTCTCGATTTCACCGGCATCCACCAGTGTTTTTGCGTCGAGATTGGCTACGGTTGCCAGGGCTTTTTTGGCTGCGGCCGGATCGTCGATGCCTTCAAAAGCCTTTACGGCCTTCTCAGCATTCTCGGCGCGCTCGCGGTGGCCCTTGGCTTCGGAGTTCAGGCGCGTGATGGTGGCCACGGTGCCAGGAGCATCAAATGCCACCTCTTTGCCGTCCTCATGGACATAGACAGGCTTGCCATCTTGCAGAACCGCGTTACCGTTTTCATCGAGCTTCAGCTTCATTTCGTCTCTCTAGGCCATCCGGCCAGTTGTCGGGCCATCCGGCCCAGTGCGCCCCGCTCATCCGAACAGACAGGCAATAAAAAGCCCCGGCAATGGCCGAGGCTGTGAAAGTGCGCGCTACGTTTTGTGAGCGCGTTAAACGTGGCGCGGAAAACTACAAGCCCGCCCGGCCGAATGCCGCGGCGTCCTGCTCGCGTAGCTGATCAAGGGTGAGCAGCTTGCCCTTGTCGTTGTAGAACTGATCGAGGTCGAGACCACCATCACGCAGCAGCTTGCCGCGCGCCGGGCCTAACACCTGATCCTGCCTTGCCGCGCCCTGCGACTTGATCCATTCGCCATAGTTCGTTGACTGCGGCACCTGACCATCCATGCTAGCCCTGACACCTTCTGGCAGCCCCTTAGCCTGCTTCAAGGCTTCATAGCTTGCGATGATCGGAGTCGAGGTCGAGCGGCAGCACCAGTGCAGCTTGCCAGGCCCGCTGAGCCAAGGAACCTTGTGGCCAACAGGGGCGTGATCGTCGTCATTGGTGTAAATGAGGCGGTCGCGCAGCCTACAAGGGGCGCTAGTCCTACCATCCAGCGTGCTTAGCCAGCTAACCTCAGCAACAATGTCGCTGTTAGCCTTGTAGTAGGACTCGCGCACGCCCTGCGCCGTGTGGCTAATAGCCGTGCGGACCATCGACTCTACGTCGCGACGGCTGCGCTCGATGATCCCGTCAGCATAGCCCTGAGCCTTGGTGCCCATGATGCGGCGCACGATCTGGCCTGTGGTTTGTCCCTCGACCATCCCCATGCGAATGCTGTCGCGGATCTTTGCAGCCCGGCCCGCCTCAAGGTCGCCCATCCACTCCTTGAGCAAGCGCCCTTGGAATGGCCGAGCAAGCGCAATGCCACGCACTTGGGCAAGACTTACAGTGCTCAGGCGGACCTGAGCCAGTACCTGCGCAGGGATAACCTTGGCGAACAACGCGCCCTGATAGCCAGCCTCGTACTGACCAATGCTCACAACAGATTCGGCCATAGCTTCGCCAATCGAGGCGTAAACCGACTTATTCAGCTCGTACACAGAGGCCAAGACGGTATTTAAGTGTCTGGTCGTGTATGAGTCAGGCCCAAGACGCTCAATCGCTTCCATCAGCTTTACACGCAGATCAGCGTCCACGCTATTGAGCAGCCGCATAACCTTGCGAACCTCGGCATTGCTGAGGTGTTGAAGGTCTACCGCGTGGCCGATGGAGGCTGCCTGCATCTGCTCGTTGACGGTTGCCATTTACAGCTCCCCGAGCGCTGGCCCTTGTGAGTCGATCTTTTCCAGCTCATCAGCCCAGTCGTATTCATCGCTGATCACGCCGCGCCGCTGCATTTCAGTGAACAGTGTTTCCTTGGAAATCATGCCAGCGTTCGCCATGGTCACCAGCGTGGGCAGTGACACTTCGGGCATGTAATCCACGTCGAAGCTACCGCGCATCTCAACCGTGCCACCCTCGCCCAGGCTTCGGTAGTCGGCCATGAACTGGAGCAGCTGAGCCAGGCAGTCGGCGAAGTGGTTCGCCATGCGCGACAGTGGGGAAAGATCCTGCGCAGCCTCTTCTTCGGCCTGCGTGGCCGTTTTGGTGGCAGACTTGTCAGGCGTGAGCAGCTTTGCTCCAGCCATACGCATTTCCGCAATCAGGTCTAACAAAGCCTGACGCCCTGCATCTACAGCCTTGCCAGTGTGCTCGACATACTTCATGTCGCCGTTAATGGGCAGGTCCGTAAGCGCCCCAGTGCCCACCTTGAACTCAGGCGGGATTACCTTCCCTTGATTGTCGTACTGGGCCTGCACGCCGATACGCACCAGAATAGGAACGCGGATCACATGCAGGATGTTGTCTTGGTCGCTCTGGCTCTGCCAGTGCTTGATGTTGAGGTGGGCCAGCTCCAGCAGCGGCGGCTTAGCCGTCATAAAGCCTGTGCGCCCTGTGTAGAACGTCACCCAGGGGATTACGCTAAGGTTGGTTGTCCCCTGATCGTGAATCGCCCATACGCCACCCTCTTTAGGCTTGCGGTAGGTCGTCCACATGCCAGGCTCCAGCACGCGAATCTGTGTGACGCATTTGGTGCCGAAGTCTCCGTCAGACTCTTCGATAATTTCGCGGTAACGCACCTGGGTCAGCACGCCATCACGCACGCGCCACCCGCAAACCTGCTCAGGCTTCACCATGACGACGTAAGGGCGAACCCCGGCTGCCTTCTCATCGGCCTGAGTGCGAACACCTACCGCCTTCTGGTGGTCAACGAACGCGTGACACAAGCCGTGGCTGAGACCTTCCCGAAAGAAGTCCACCGACCAAGCGTTGATGTCGTTGTTCGCGTTGTCGATGTTGCTGGCCAGCTCCACGACCTGCTCAGGCACGTCGTCACCCAGTTGCAGCGGCTCAGCGAACACGCGGGAGGTCATGTTTCCGACCGTCTCGGAGTAGGCAGGCAGCAGCGTGGACAGGCGCAAACGCTCTTTGTAAACCTCATCGTCTTCTGCCGGGTACTTAGGCAGTAAAGCCGGAGCCGCACGCATGGCCAGCGTCCCGCCCATCAGAGGCGTAATCACGTCCCAATAGGCGCTCATCTGGTCTACGGCATCCAGTGTGATGCTTGGGTCGTTGGACATGGTTACATTCTCAGGGGCTGGGTGGATGTTGTGGCAACGTGGATAGGGAAGCGATAGACGACGAAGTAACCGAAGGCATCGGCCGGGTCTTCCGTCCCATCCTTGGCTGGCTCGCCTTGTTCGGTATATGCCTGCTGCTCCAGCACTTGCGTGGTGTGCGGGCAGCGGTTGGTATTGATCAGCAAAGCTCTCTCGCCGTCGCCATTCAGGAACTGGGCGTTGACCGACAAAACTCGGTCACGAACAAATGGATTCGAAGGATTGACCTGTAGATTGAATCCAGCCTGCCGAAGCAACGCGTGATCCGACTCGCTGCCGTTCACGCTCTTGCGGTTCTTGCCGCTAGCATCCGGATACACGGTGATGTTGTGACCCTGAAAACGTTGCTTGATGGCCGCGATCATTGCAGGCGTGTCGAATAGTTTGGTGATCTCATCCAGCAGTAGGGCTTGGCCACCGCGCAGAACGAACACGCAGGCCGCCATGCGGTTGATGTTGAAGTCCATTCCGATGTGCAGAGGCTCACCAGGGCGGATCGTCTCGTTGGTGTGATTCTTCACCCGGCAAAAGTTCGGGTAGACCGACCCGGAGGTCAGGTTTACGAACAGGCCATCGATGTAAGCGTCCACCAGATTGGCCGGGTACGACTTGCGCAGGGACGGGATGTAGTCCACTGGCAGATTTTTGGCGTTCTGCCGTGTGCTGGCATGGACAATCCCGTAGAACTCGCGCTGCTCAGGCTCGTCGGCCAGCTCCTTGACGAACTTGCGGTGAACCCAGTTGAACCCTTCTGGCGTCGTCGTAACGTCGATTGTGTTCTGCTCGCGCCCAGGCCAAACCGTGGACATACGGGCGATGATCTTCTTCCAGGCACTGTCGGCCTTCTTGATCGGCATACAGTCGATCTCATCGACCAGCGCATGCGCAATGTTGAAGCCGACGATGCGGTGCGGGTGCTCCATGCTTTTGCACACAATGGTGCTCAGGCAGCGACCCCGGTTATCGCGCAGGTAAACGCGCTTCTTGCTGGCCACAATGTCCGCGAACAAGCCGAACGCTTCGGCCACGCCCGGCATGGTGTCGAAGAAAATGTCGGTGATCTGCGGATAGGTCGGCGCGAAGTAGCCCTGCGGAATGCCGGGGAACTCCAGCGCATTGACACACATTCGTACACACCCCACGAACGTCTTGCCGCTGCGATAGCCGCCGACGAACGCCATAAACTTCTTGTGACTCTTGATGAACTCAAACTGCGGCTTGTTCAGCATCAGGACGGCTTGCATCTTCTACCCCGATGATTACTTGTTTCGGCTCCGGCAGGCCTTTGTTCGGGTCTTCCAGATCGCGGCGCAGCTTCTCGTTGGTGAGGCGGCGCGTCTCAAGGTCTTCTTTCGTGCGCTCTAGGCTCTCGACTCTGGCGGTCAGCCGGTCGATGAGACCTGAGTAGTCCCGAACCTTGCTGGTGGTCGTTGTGCCGCCATGCTCGCCGGTTTCAAGTTTCTCGCTGTCGATCTCAAGCTCATTGCCGAACTCATTCTCACGGGCCAGCGCACGCATCAAACGAATGCGCGTCAGGCGCAGCTCATCGTCCACGCGCCCCAGATCAATACTGGCAAGCACGTCGTTTTCTTCGTCAGTCAGGAACTGGCTATAGATAGAGCCGGGCTTGGCGGCGTGCTTATTCGCCTTATTGGCTTTAGACGCAGCCCCGCCGTGTAACTTGCACTTAGAGGAACCCGGAACAGCGTGTCGCTTGCATGGTTCCCCTGAGCGCGTTTTAGCGCCGCATTGGGCCATGGGCTTGCCTCATTCATGGGGTGTTTTCGCAGAACAGGTCATTCAACGTCGTTCGAACGTCATTCAATGGTTATTCAAACCATCCAGTTGCCTCTGTGCCGCAACCACGGCAGTACACCGCGCCATTGGCCTGCTTGCCCCGGCGCATGATGAAGAAGTCTTCGGAGCCGCAATTGCACTGGTAGCCCTCATCGCCTTCGGACGGACCATAGGGCCACTTGAATACGCCTCGGTGCGAACTACAGGCCGGGCACTCAAGATTCCGCTGGCCAGCAGGCGCTACAGCCACCCATTCATGCTTGCAGTGGGCGCAGATGGCTTCACCGGACGAGTGAGGATCGCCGGGGCGCTTGAACTCCAGAACCTTGACGGTCATTCGATCACCATCTGATGAGTCTGTGCGTGGGCATGGCCGTGGAGCAGTCCAACGATCAGGCCTTGAGGCAATCCGGCAGACTTGGCTGCGTCCACGGCTTCGGCAATAGCCTTGTCGAGAGCGCTCACCGCGAGGTTGATGTCCTGGCTCAGTGGGAGCGCGTGGCGCAGGCGGGTGACGTTGCTCATCTGCAAAACCTCGCGCCACGTTTTCGAATGCGCCAAATCGTGGCGCGGATTACTTGCCCCGGCGATCTATACCGCCTGGCGCCTTGTCACAGTGCAGGCAGTGCTCGCAGTTGAGTGTCCGGCACAGCCAGCCCTTCACCCGCTGCCAGTACGTGACCATGAAGATGTGGCGGGCACCGGCCAGGGCCAGGGACACATGCAGCGTCAGACCGGCAGTGGTCGGCCCGAAGAAGATATTCTGGTTGCGCGCCATCACGACAAATCCGCTGATAGCGATCGCCGAATAGATCAGCTTACCGAGGATGCCGTCTCTGACCTTCCCGCTCAGTACGCACCAGGTCGCCCACAGCGCAATCAGGCCGCAGGCGACGGAGTTGATCAGTTCGAGATTCATGGTGGGTTACCCCCGCCGAACCGCTGACGAATGAACGCCCAAAGGTCGGCCGCTTTGATTGCTCGGGTTATGGCTGCAATGAGAGAGCCGCCGAATGTACCTAGCAGGAAGCCAATGCCGGCAACACTGCGCGGCTCGACCACGCCCAGGTAGGCACTGATCAGCCCGGTCAGGTAATGAGCACAGACGGCACCGGAGAAAATAAAGATGGTCCAGGCCTTTCGATCTACCAGGTCATCCCGGTGCCAAAAGCTGGCGGCGATCGCGCCCACAAGCCCGGCGAATGCCCAGTCGAGCTTATCGAACAGGCGCTGTAGAAACTCCATGCGCGCTACTCCGTGGGCATGATGAATAAAAAAGGCCGGTGTGAGCGGCCAAACGCTGGGGAGCAGCGGCGAATAGATCAGCCCTGGCGGCACTCCCAGCTCATAGCGAAGGGTGTAGCGGGGCCGAAAACAAGAAGGCCCCGATCAATGTCGAGGCCCTGAATAGGTGCGCGTGTCTTCCCCGCTGTCAGCCAAAGACAGTCCCAGCGTCGACGCCCCAATGCATCGATCTCGCCGGCGCTGTCTCGCGCCACCCTGGAAGCACAGTGAGGTCAGGGTGCACGGGCTGCCGGTGTTTTTCCGTAGCGCTGCACTACCGGCTTATCAGCGTCCAGGCCTTCCGTGAGGCTGCCCTGGCTGCAGTGAAACTCAGGCAATAAAAAAACCCGGCGCGATGGCCGGGTTCCTGGTCAGATCAAATCGAATGACTGTAGAAAAGTGCGTAAGACTCAATGCCATCGTTCGGTTCTTTGATGCCCGCGTTTGAATAGTGAGTAGCCCGAACACCTACCTTCTGCGTATCGCCGAACTTCAAGCCAGCGCCAATTCGGTCTTCGAAGTTGAAAGACGATCCGAATTTCTGGTCGCCAGCGTTAGTGCCCGAAAACATTGCGACACCCACACCAGCTTCGATGAACGGCTTTATGTCACCTTGACCAAACTCGTAAACGAAGACCGGGGCAAAGGAAAGAGAGTGGCGAGCACCAGCCTCTTTCCCCGACTCCCAATAGGTGTACCCCAAGTCCCAATATCCTGTCAGCTTACCTGTAGAGCTTTCCAACCACGCCTTATCCCAATTGAATCCCAGCGCAGCACGAGCAGTCAATCCGCCTTGGCTCGTGGCACCGAGGGCGCCTGAAAGTTCTACAGCTTGAGCGCCGTTACAAACAGCGCAAAAAACCAAAACCGATAGGATGTTTTTCTTCATTTTGTGACCAATAAGTTCTAAGAAGGGATCAATTTATTTACAACGGCACTATGAGTCAATGTGCCATCAATTCGTTCTCAGAAATTTTCAGTTGGCGCTTATGTCACTTTTTTTGGCAATAAAGGCGCAATGGAAACACGTTCGTTTAGGCAGATAGAACCCGGCGCTTGGCCGGGTTTATGGTTTCGTGTGCGTTTCGCGTTACTTGTGCACTATGGGGAAAGTACATCAAAAACCCCAACATCACAACACTTTTATGCCGCTACTTCTTCTTTTTCTGCGTGAATAACCTGCCACACCGGCTGCTGAACACGAATATCCACTTCTTCAATGGCGTCTCGCAGGAAATTCCACGCTTCTTTCCAGTCCCTATCCCACACTTTGGGTTCTATGTGAACGCCGTAGAGCTTGAGCATGCCCTCGGCGATACGAGCTGGTCCCCATTGAGCGCCGTCATGAGCCTCCACCTTGTAGGACTGCAGGGCCATCGTCACAAGGCAATGCACCTTCGCCTCCTTGGCTTCGGTCAGGGTGGAAAAGTCCACGCAACTCCAGATCAGCTTCTCAGCATTGAGCACGTGAGCGAGAGTCATGCATGGGTGATACAGGTAGTGCCCGAACTGTTGCTCCTGGAATGGCAGGGTGTCGATGGCGCGCAGGACTTTACCAATGGTTGCCAGATGTGCGGCGCGGGCTGTGGACTTGCCCGCCGATGTGCGCCGCGTTTCGCTTATGCTGATCCGCTGCCCAGGCACGGAGAAGCGCCCAGCTTCCTCCCCCTTCTCGCTGCCCATGGCCGGGAATTGGGCATCGCGCTTGCCGATGCGTCCGCCCGTCTTCACTGGTGCCGACTCCGCCCTGTCGATGGCCACAGCGCTGATCGACGCGTTCGATTCGTGCTGTGCCTCAGTCCATACCTGCCTTGCGTTGATCAGCTTCATGCGGCCTCCCCCTTCTTCAATTCTTTGGTCTTTGCCCGGTATTCGGCCTTAATGGCCTTGATCTCATCCACGGTGTACTTGCGCACGCTCTGGTCGGATTCCAGGGCATCGACGGCCTCCTGGCCAATGCGCGCTATCAGGCCGATCCGGTAGTCCACGGCGTTGCCGGAGAGGAATCGGTTGTCCTGCTTGCTCTGGGCATGACAATTACGCTCATCGAAGCGCAGGTGCGGCGCGGAGCCGACGCTGCGGTAATGCCCTGCATCTACTGCGTTTCCGCTCCAGTCCAAAGGCTTGCCGCTGGAGATGCAGAAGTGGCCGGCGGCCTGGTCACGGGTGCGGATGTATTCGTTGAACGCCTGCTGAGCCTCGCGCATGTGGTCGCCGCGACTTTTCAGGGCCTCTTTGCGCACCTTGATGTCACGTCGCCCGATATCAGCAAAGGCCTTGCGCGCGCTTTCCTGGCCTTTCTCCGACTTCCCGTGAGCGATGGCGCACTCGATCTCTCCGCACACCGCCTGCGAGCTTCTGGAGGGTGTGAACATCACCCGGCACTCTGGGCAGCGCTTGCGGCGAGGTCCGTTCGATGTGAGCGGGGTTTTACGTTGCAGTGGGGTGCGCTTCATGCCGCCTCCCCCATGTTGCAACGCATCTTCATGTACTCGCTGTCCTCGGGATGCGGCAGGTAGATCCCGTGTTCAGCAGCCCAGGCGTCAATGCAGGTCATAAACGAGTGCATGGCGCCCTTGTCCAGATCGCTGGTGCGCTTGAGTTCGTAACGCTCGGTGACTTCGCCAGTCTTGAGGTTGATGTCACGGATAACCTCTTCGCCCAGGAAGGTCAGCTTCAGGTTGCGCTTCATGTTCGGCATGTTCATCGGCGCACCGGTGGCGAACGTGGTCTTGCCCATGGACACGAAGAACTGGGCGGCGCACTCGCACCACTTGTGGAACAGGGCATTCTGCGGAAGGCTCCGGCTGGCCCCGGTGATCGCCACGTTGCAAGGGAAGCCCTTCTTGCGGATGGCGGCTTGCAGGGCGGACAGTTCGGCCAGGGAGTTGAGGCGTATCTTCTCGCTCATGACTGCTCTCCCTGGCCCAGGGCGGCCAGCTTGCGGCGGATGCGCGCCGTCGGACCTTCGGGGCTTGGTCCAACGAACTCTTCGGGAGTTTGCGGTACTGGCTCGCCAGCGAGGATTTTCAAGCGACGAATCTCAGCGCACAGTTCATGGTGAGACCGGACCAGCTCCAGCGTTCCCTGCCCATGGCAAAAGCTCAACAAGCGATAGGATTCTGAATCCTTGCGCAGCCCCTCCACCTCAGCCTTCAGCTCAGCATTCACCCGCTCGTAGGCTTCGTAGCCGGTGCGTAGGCCGGCGACTTCGGCGTTGACCGCGTCATAACGGTCTCCGAGCTTGTTTCGGTCCTCCCTCGCCTCATGTAGCGAATTGGTCAGCCGCTCGTTCTCAGCAATCAGGGCAGAAATCTGCCGATCCTTGGCGGTGGTCACTTCATCACGGCAACCACCATGCGGCGAGCACATACCCGGCGTCTGGCAGCGCATCATCGATTTGCGGCAGACCATGTCGCTCATGACTTCACCTTCACGCCAGCGGCTTCGATGGCTTCACGAACCTCAATGCTGCGACACAGAGCAAACACCTCATCAGCATCGAAAAGCTCGCTGCTTTGTGAGGCGTATTCGTTTTCGCGGATCGAGTCGTAACCGGCCTCGTACCCAACGATCTGGGGCAACTCAATCACCAGCACCTCGCGGGATTTCTTCCATGCCCACCAGCAATGCTCAATCGTGGTGCTTTGGTACTCGCCGGTGGCGAATTTGCCCATGTTTTGATTGGGGTATTCGCTCAGCACCGAGGCTTCAAACTCTTCACGCATCTTGTCGGTCATGTCCGCTTCTCCGCGCCGCACACCGGCTCGCGCTTGATGTTCATTTTCGCCAGCAGCAGCTCGCGGGCTGACTTGCCGTCGGCCGGGATGCCTTGCTGAAGGATTCGTGCTTGGGTTTGCTGCTCGGCCAATTCGTCAGCCAGTTCCAGCGCCGTCTTCTGGCTGTCGTGGCCGATACCGGTGAGGATCTTCCCGTCCAGCGGCTGGCCTTCCTGGGCGCGACGGATCACCACGGCGTAGTTGTGATCGAAACGCTGGCGGAGGCCCTTGTCTTCCTGCTTGGCTGCGCGCAGGTCGAAGATTCCGGTCTCGTTGGCAGCAATTCGCACGCCTTCATGGCTGTAGACGCCCATCAATGCCTCCACCCATGCGTCAGAGCTCGCTGGCAGACCGAACGCCTCAGGGCCAGGCGTGCACCAGCCTATGAACTGGCCGACGCTTGGAGCGAACGGTGAGCCGCTTTTGCGGCACTGCTCGATTCCATAACGGATCTGCTCCAGCGAGCGGATACCGGCAGCCATGAAGCCCATTGTCCAGTTGCGCATAGCGGCGGCCTTGGCCTTGTCATCCGGCCATGCCTGCTTGTGGGCCGGGAAGATGGCTTGCAACTGGCGGAACAGGCGTTCAACCACTTCGCCGGTTGCGTCATCCACTACGCCGAGCTGGGTGCCGGTTTGTGCCGGGGCCTGATAAGGCGCCGAGGTGCCCAACGCCCGTGCCGCGCCGGGGATCATCTGAGTGACGTTCTTCATAGGTCATCACTCGTATCGGTGCGCCACGACTGGTCGTAGAAGTCAGGGCCATTACCGACAGTCCTGCCGCCCGCCACAACCTTCTCCGGGAACAGACCGGTCCAGCCATTGCTGATGGACTGGTTGATCACGGCGTCAGGGTCTTGGTGACCGGCCAGGGTCTTGGCTTGCTTGGCGCAGGTGGTGGCGGTCAGAGGCTTCTTGATTTCGCGGCGGTGCTGGCACCAGTCAGCCCAGGTTGATTCGCTGACGCTGAGAGGGCGCGCAATGAGAGGATCGAACTTCGAGGCCTTGCGCGAAGCGGACGGGGAAGCCTTGGCTGAGCCGCGCTTTTCACCCTCAGATGTACTGTTGCTCTTTGTATTACTCTCCTCCGCCTTTTCCGAATAGGGGTCACCGCCTTTTCCGAATAGGGTCGCCGCCTTTTCCGAATAGGTATTCGACTTTCCGAATAGGTCAGAAAGGCGCACGCGGCGCTCCACAACCTGCCGACCATCGCGGATCAGTTCGACCCGCAAAAGGCCCTTGGAAGAAAGCGCGCTGATGATTTCAGAGACGCGGGAACTCGACAGGCCAAAGAACCTGGCGAAATGGCTGTTGCTGGCGTAGCACCCCCTGACAGGGTCTTGCAGGCTACCGATCTCGACCATCATCACTTTCTCAGTGATAGACAGCGAACGGTCCAGCCAGACCTCGGCAGGAATCCACACGCCTTTGAATTGGCGGGGTAGATCAGTCATGCAGCACCCCGCAACGCTTTGTCGTGAGTGAATAGGCCGTCCCAGGTCTTCTTCATTGGCAGCTCGCCGGCCAGGTACAGGTCGTACAGGCGTGCAGCGCCCTTCTTCAGCAGGATGGGTGTGTAGGAGATGAATGCGTCTTTTCCATGCGGGGTGACTTCGTGCTGGTGCTCGGTCATGTACTTGTCGCGGGCATAGGAGGAGACGCGCCACCGGGTGCCGGACCGGCCCTCAGTGAACAGCCAGTTTTTAGCCTTCAAGCAGGCGCTCACCTGCATGACGTTCAAGCCGTTTAACCGCTTGCAGAACTGAGCTGCCGTCTCGCCCTCCCTGAACAGGTCTTCCAAGCATTGAATCTTCGTGGCCTGCTGGTGGTTTTCTACGCGCAGCACCTCTGTCTGCTCGATCTGGTCTGCATAGAGACGCAGGGCCTCGGCGTATGAAGGGAGTGCGACCGATTTCCTGTTTTGAGCCTCAAGCTCATTCAGGCGACGAATTACCTTAAGTCGCAATGGGACGCTGTAACCAGTCAGAAGCAGTTCGGTCAGCTCACGATCAAGGTGTAGATTTGAGGTGTATCCACGCGAATCCAGGTCTTCACGGACATGGCTCACATCTGAGCCATCCTTTTTCAGCTCATCGAGCATCTCTCGGATGTCACGGATGACGTTTTTGTGCAGCTTCTGGGTCAGGTCCGCAATTTCGGAACTGGACATCGAAACTTCTCGCGCCACGTTTTGCGATTGCAGAAAACGTGGCGCGGGATTATTGAGGGCCTGTACATCAAGATTAGAGGTGTGCATAATCGGCTCCAGATTGAAACGATATTTGCAAGTGCTTTAAAAGAGCCGGGATTGCGCCCCGGCTTTTTTGTGCCTGCGATTTGGGTTTATGGGTTGAGGTCTTCATCAGTCCCTCCTTTTTCAGGCCCTTTTAAGTCCTGCGGCGGGTCGCGCCGTGGTGTAGGCAGGTGTCGGAGTTTTCCGGCCCCTTTTGGCCTGGTCTTTTCGAAAAAGCGTTCTGCTCCAAGCTTTGCGGCGTACTCGTCAGGCGACATGCCTGCGGCTTTAGCCAATCGTTCAAGCTTTTCGTAGAGGCGCCCATCGATCCCATGGCAGATCGTGGTTTCAGGCACAGAGCCTCCTTTCAGGGCCTTCAGGCCAACTGCTGTTTCCCGGTAACATCCTGTTCAACGATGCTTTCCAGCTTCTCTTCCACGCACATGCGAACGAATACGGCGAGTTGCAGCTTGTGAAGTCGGGCGACTGCCTTGAGTGCCTCGTAGGTTTCATCGTCGTACCGAGATTTAATTTCTCGGTCCTTCAGATGGCGGGGTTCGTCGTACATGTGTTGCTCCTTCGTGATTGGAAATCGGTTTTAGGCGGCAGATTTTTTCGGGTGCGCTTCCGACAGCAACCGGGAAGCCTCGAAGGGCTTTCCGTTGGCTGATGCCAAAGCAGAAATTCGTTCGGCGTAACGCGTCTCGCCTGTGTATTCAGTGCGCGGCAGGGATCCGGCGGTCAGCCATTTGTAGATGGCTCGCGGGGTCAGGCCGCAGGCCAGGGCAACCACCGGAACGCCACCGGCGTCATCAATCGATTTCTTCAGCGGGCTCATGTGGCCTCCGGGTTAAATATGAACTTGCAGTACATATTATGTCGGAACTGAAAGTACATGCAAGGGCATGCGATATTGAACCTATGGTTCAGATAGAAGAAATTCGCGCAGCCTTCGTGGCTCGCCTCAAGAAATCCCTTTCAGCTCACGGCATCGACCAGTGGGGTGCGGGCGCTCGCTTGGCTGAAATAGCGAAGGTCACGCCCAAGGCTTCCAGCAAGTGGCTGAACGGCGAGTCGATGCCCGGCCCTGCGAAAATGCAGGCTATTGCCAGGGCGCTTGGTGTAAAAATCGAGTGGCTTCAGCATGGCGCCGGTGACGACCCGGCGCTGTCGCAGATATCCAGCACTGAGCAACCGGAAGCTCACGGGAAGCAGTCTGCTGCGGACAAGCTCCGAGAAATGCTGGCAGGCAAGACGCTGGGCAGTGACAAGCTCGCCAAGCTGCTTGCCGTTGCTGAGGGTGATGAAGTCGAACTGGCCGGAGGCGTCCTTGTGCATGACGCATACCGCCCAGGGAAGGTAGGCGACGAGGTATGGATCGCTCACTACGACATTCGCGGCGCTCTGGGCGGTGGCGAGGTTGCTCATGACTACCCTGAAATGCTTCAGGACGTGCGCGTCAGCCCTTCACAGCTTAGGGCTATGGGTGTTGAATTCGTCGAGCACTACCACCTGAAAATGATTACCGGCTGGGGTCAGTCGATGACTCCCACCATTAAGCACGGCGACCCTTTGCTGGTAGATATCAGCATCAAGGAGTTCGTAGGCGACGGTATCTATTTCTTCTCCTACCAAGGCTTCCAGTACATCAAGCGCCTACAGATGAAGGGGAAAGACAAATTCAAGATGATCTCGGACAACCGTAAGCACAAAGCCGAGGACATTTTTATCGATGAGACCTACATCCAGGCGCGCGTGCTCCTCGTCTGGAATGCGCACTTGGTGTGATGGTGGGGTTAAAGATTTTTGTGAAGAATGCTAGGACGTAGAATTAAACAATTAAGGCTATAAAACGGAATCTAAGGTGTATCAACGGATACATATAACAAATAACGCAAGGAGCTAAGTATGTCGTACTTTATTGACACCCCATTCAACATTGAAGGAAACACCAAGCTTCGCACGCCCCAAATCGAAGCCTATCTAAAGATTAGAGACTTTTTCAGCGACCCTGAAAACAAAGAGGCATTGGTTGTCTTGCCTACTGGTACAGGCAAAAGCGGCCTGATTTCAATAGCACCTTACGGCGTCTCTAACGGTCGGGTACTTATAGTCACTCCTGGCCTTGTGACTAAAGACAGCATCCGAAAAACTCAAGATGCGCTACATGATAACTTCTGGGTTAACTTTGATATTGTATTTAACTACAAACACCTCCCGATAACCACAGCATACAACCCAAATTTATTGCGCACCCACCTAGACGAAAGTCAATTCATTTACACCAACATTCAACAACTTTCCCAGGCTCGCGAGTCAAGTCTGCCGCGGCAAGTCCCCCGTGACTACTTCGATCTAATTATCATTGACGAAGCACACCACTCACCAGCTAACAGCTGGAAAGACTTGTTGGCCTATTTTGAAGGTGCAAAAAAACTATTCGTAACTGGAACCCCATTCCGTGGTGACGGTTTAAGCTTGCCGGGACAACTCATTCATGAAACCAAGCTTTCGGAAGTAATGAGGGATCGCTACGTAAAATGGCTGAGAAAAGAAACGGTAAACGCCTCGGAGTTGTTTTTTACGATGCCCGCATTTCCCGGCAGGCAGTTCACCAAAGACCAGATACTTGCTTATAAAGATTCTGAATGGATCGAAAAGAGCGTAGCGCTTTCTGAAGCATGCTCAAAAGACGTTATCAATCATAGCTTGAACAGCTTAAATGATTTACGCCAAAAATCTGAGACGGTGCCCCATAAGATTCTGGCAATCGGTTGCAGCATCCTGCACGCGGAGGACTTGCGGACTTGGTACTTGCAGTCGGGTATGAGAGTCGCGCTAGTGCATAGCGAGATGGACCCGGAATTCAGGGAAGAGGAATTCAAGCGAATCGAAAGGAATGAAGTAGATGTAGTCGTTTCCGTCAATATGCTGATGGAGGGATATGACCATAAGTATTTAACGATCCTAGCATTATTCCGGCCTTACAGAAGTATTAACGCATTTGCGCAGGTGGTAGGCCGAGTGTTGCGCGCCATCCCTCTTGAAGAAATCACCGCATTTGAAATTGATAATAACGCTCTCGTCATATATCACGAGGAGACCGGACTTAATGAGATGTGGTCTCTGTTCCAGACAGAGGTTGATCGTGCGAAGCAGCAAAGAACTAAAGAGTACGGAGATTTAGATACTGATTACGTCCAGCGTGACAACGCCCTTGCGGGAGTTTCCACCTTGGAGAGCTTTGTGGCGACTCAGGACTCGTACCTACCTGATATCGACTTCAACGCATTATTTCAGCAAAAGCGTAAAGAGATTGACGAAGCCGCAAATGCTCAAGTGCAAATTTTCAAAGCAGCCGGCAATATAACTGACGAAGAGACACTCAGAAAGCTTAAATCTGTGCTAGTGGAATCCCAGCTCAAAGAAGCATCCGAGTATATAGATCCAGACTTGGTGGAGAAGAGACCCGCCCAGGCTAGGCAAAAACTGAGAGAAATCCTGACAAAGAAAATTCAAGATGAATCTACTAGCTTGCTCATAGACAAGCTAAAAGATTTAAAAGGGACAGATTTAGCACCACATTTCAAGCGTCATGTTCCACGCATAACCGACGGTCTGGCAAACGACGCAGTTCTTGTAATTTTCATAAATAGCAAGCTATACTCGCGCTTTGGAAAACGAGATGCGCTAGATAATAAGATGCTTATAAAGTCTCTCGACTACATTCCGACGATAGTTGATGAATTAAGGAGCATGCTGAAATGAAGGAAAGCGTGGATATTGCGATTAACGCCCTAGTCGCATTGTATCTCACGAAAGGCGTACAGCCTGGCGAGCTGACCGATAATATTTTCGAAGACGAGTATAAAGCCTTCTCTATAAAAAAGAATACCGACCAGACCGTCACGTTGAACCTGTCGTATATCGAGCAGGGTGAGGAATCGATTCAAACTGTAGATTGTCGTTATACCTACGACGAAAATAAGACCCTCATGCTCATTGAGCAAAAACTAGGTTCAGGTCGACGCTCTATTCAATGGAGCAGGCATGATGCGATCATTCTGGCAGTTGATAACCTAGCGCAAGCCCTATCGGCGTCTGGCTATACTGAACAGAGAATTGCAGCCCTTATGTTAACCCTTCCCCTCGATTTGTCCCCGCGGGTTCGAGCAGCCCTAAAAGCAGTGGCCTGATTTCGCACTGTGGAGCCCGTCACTGAGCGGGCTTGTTGTTTCTGGCCTGTCGCACCATCGTCACACCTGCCCCGCACAATGCAGGCAGCCAAAGGGATTTGGCCACGCGCATCAAGAGCCCGACCAAGCGCCGGGCTTTTTATTGCGCGTCAGAAAGGCGCGACCTCCTCCACCTTCATGAACTCGTCTGGCACCTCGGCCTCATGATCGTTCTCGGATGACGCCTCCCATTTCAGCGTTACCGACTCATCGTCGTTGAAAGTCATTTCTATACCGTCCGTCTCGGCCAGCAAGCCCATTACCTCGCCCCACTCCCTATCCCCGTCGGTATCCAGCCGATGAATCTTCACCCAGCGCCGCTCTTGCGAAAATGGGTGATTGATCATTCCTGAAACTCGCAGCCCCAGGCGTTCCACTCCGGACATCTCAACTCGTACTGCTGGTTTCGCCTTCGCCTGCGCCATACCCATACACTCCTCCTTTGCTGTATATCCATCCAGTTGCTGGGAAGCATAGCGAACCATCGGTTCGCGGTAAATCCCCCTACAAGCAGAAGTTCAATTTCCTACGATTTCTGTACTTTCTCAGAAATATGTACTTTTGGTACTTGACGCAATGTGAACCTGTAGTTCATATTTCACCCATCGCAGTGACACACCGAAGCCGCGACAGGGCCTCAATCAGGCCTCAGCTCTTTAGCCGCATAGAAACACCCTTGCCGGATAACCACCGGCCCAGCAGTACAGGCAGCGATGAGTCGGCCTTAACGATTCAGAGGGTTGGCAACTGACCCGGGCGTGCAGCGTAAAGCGCCAAGAACAGTTATCCAGCGGGAGAACAAGCCGAAAGGCCCGCGGCTGGAAGAACAATCAGAAGATAGCCGGTGACCGACGCCAGTAGCGGGTTACGGCGGAAAGCATCACTGAGCAGCCTTCTCGCGAGGGCTGCTTGGGATGACAACCGAGGAATAGGCCATGGCTAAAGGAGTGGTGATCAAGTACGAGTGCGATGCGTGCAACGTGCTGCACGATGATGAGGATGGGGCTCGCGAGTGCTGCATGCCTGGCGTCATTGAAAGGTTCTTCTGCCCTATTTGTGACGAATCGCACGACGAGGAGGGTGACGCCCAAAAGTGCATTTTGAGCCACGCAGAAATTGAGTCTTCGGACGATGAACATTGCCCGAACTGCCTGCGCCCCGCCGACACGGCTCAATTCAGAATTGAGATAGCTGTTGCCAGACACTGCAGCACCTGCAACCCGATCTACTCGCCAGAGCAGAACCTGCAGATCAAATACGCGCTTGAGCCAAAAGAGCTTTGAACAACCAGCGCCACGACAGCACTGTCGTTAACTGCCTGGTCACCTGCGTGCCGAAGCGCAGGCTGTATCGGAGTGTGATCTGGTTGCGACGAATGCACATCCATCGATGGTGTGTAGGCGGATTGGGTCAGATCACACCCCGATGCAGAAGCGGCGTGGAAAATCGAAGACACGCAAGGCGCAATCGGGAGCCAGAAAACAGCCCGTGCTACGGCAGGTAGGTGGCCAAGCAGAAACTGAGAGCCTTCGGGCCAGACTGCGAACACATCGACGGGGTAGCGTCCGTCCTTCTGCATCACACCCGGGGCCCACTGCACATCCCGCCGGGAGGGAGCCGAAAGGTAGCAGCAGCCCGCACATGCGGAACCACCCTTCTCGCCTCTACCCGTCAGCACTCCTCCCCCGCGCCCATCGGCAACCAGCGGGAGGCATGAGTTTTGACGAATACAGGTGAACCAACCACTGAGGAATCAGAAATGGAATACATGGCAGCTCAAATGGATCGCCAGATCGAAGGCGCTCAGCTCGCATACGACGAGGCGCTTGAGGCAGGCCGAGCAGCGGCCTTCCCTTCAGCGCCTGACCACCAGTCTGGACGCGAGTACGGCGTAACCGTCCGTGATTACTTTGCGGCAAAAGCCATGCAGGCAATGATCTCCACCGCTGGAGCGCCATGCCTTTTCGGCCTTGATGACGCCGAGCATGACACTGCCAAAGCCGCTTACAAGATGGCGGACGCAATGCTCGCTTCTCGCGCCTTCCTGCACACCGCCTAACCCCAAACGCTGGAGGTCGCCATGGCCCGCACTTACGAATATTGGACGGTCAAGGGCGGCGAGGACGTTGCCATCAGCCTGACCGTCGCATATTTCTCAGCCCGAAAAGGCAACTTCAGCTCCCAAGCCGCTGATCCCGACGAGTACTTCGGACATTGCGAAATCAATTGGGAGTCGAAAGACGACACCAGCTTCATGACTGAATCAGAAATCGCCTCGATGGAAGAATGGCTTGTAAACGAGCATTCCGAGTATCTGGCCGATCAGGACTACTTCGATTAATCCCGCCATTTGGAGGCGACCATGAACGCAGCATTGAAGATATGCCAGGAGCGTTACGACGCTCAGTTGCCGCCTCCAGTGAGCGAGTCGGCGGTGGAGATTGCCCGCAGGGAGTGGCTCTACAACGCCACGGAGCAGTTGGTGCGGTTCGGCTGTGACGTGAAGTTCCAGCGGCGCCTGAGAAGGCCCCAGTGCGTCACGGTAGCCCAACTGGCACTGGCGACTGATGAGCTGGTGAACGCCCGGCAGGCGAACTGTGACATCGGCACACCGGCACTAGGTTGGCTGCTGATCGCCAACAACTGCGGACGAGCTGACAAAGATGCCGCCGCCGAGCTGCTGGGCCCGAGCGAACACACCTTCGGCAAGCTTGGCGAACTCGCCGAAGCCCTACTTCGGCCCTTGGTCAATGACGCCCTGATCGCCCAGGCAGAGGACGACGAACTATGAACACCCCTACCGCCCTCGCCCGCCTGGGCCTGGAAATCGCCAAGATGAAGAAGTCCTGCACCCCGGTGCCAGACCGCACCTTCGTCATGGGCATGATCGAAATGGCCGAGTTCGCCGATCTGGTCGACTCCCCTACCGCCAACCGTTACCGCGACGCGCTGGACGCCAAGTTCATCGAGCGCAACGAACAGCTCAAGAGGGCCGCCGCATGACAACCGCACCGGTTAAATCACTGATCGACGAGCAGATCGAAGAGTTGCCCGCCGACCGCATGATCCTGGCCTTCACCCACACCAAGTGGCTGGGCGCCCTTTCGCTGGCACATGACGCTGGCATCCCAAATGTTCACGCCTGGAGTGGCCGGACCTGCATGTGCGGTGAGTGGACAGTAGCTTATGAGGTGAAGGCATGAGGCTTTCAGGTGTCGAATTCACCGAGCGCGAATTACTGGATCGCGTCATGCGCAACATTCGCGGCAGGGGCCGCTACCAACACAACACTCGCTGGATTCGCGTGAAGGACACTTTCGGTGTCGGATCTGGAGTCGCGAACGCGCTTTGTTATGAGTTCGGCCTTGATCCGGACGAAGAGCTGAAGCCATGACCGACCAGCAAGCCCGCCGACTGTACATCTGGCGAGGAAGCGCCATCGTCCTGACCGTCGCCACCCTCGCAATGCTCGCCAGCTCCTACTGCACTCAACTCCCTCAATAAGGTAAACCCATGCCTCTCGATCCTCGGGCAAACGCCCCCGAGCGCATTGCTGCGCCCGCACCGCTGCCTCACATCAGCCGCCGCGCACTCAAACGCGTAAAGAACCCCATCCCGGCCCCGACCGTCTGCCGTTACTGCGGCGATGACGTCCGCCTGGTCAGTAACTCGGAAATCTACAACGGCCGCAGCTATGGCGATTGGCCGTTCGCGTACCTCTGCCAAGGCTGTCGCGCCTATGTAGGCCTGCACCCGGACACTGACATCCCACTTGGCACCCTAGCCGACGACAAGCTGCGAGCAGTTCGCAACCGCAGCAAGGCAGCCTTTCACGACCACATGAAGAAAGCCGGCATGAGCCGGACGCTCGCCTATCAATGGCTGGCCAGCCAAATGGGTATTGAGGTCGGCAAGTGCCATTTCGGATGGTTTGACCACGCTGAATGTGTCGCCGCCGAGAAGGCCATTAAACAAGCCGTCCAGCCTACCGCAATGGCTCAGGCATTCGCCAAAGCTCAATAACCCCAACTTTTTACCGCTGCGAGCATCGCGGCAGGGATTCCTTATGTCCGCAGAACAGCAACTGGCGATTCTGCCAGCTAAAGAAGTAGCCCTGGCAGTATTCAGCGCCCCCAACGGCCTCGACCCGTACCTACAAAGCGTCCGGGAAGAAATCGACAAGTTCAACGCCTCGGCACCTGACGTTAAAACCAAAAAGGGCCAAGACGCGTATCGCTCGATTGCTTACAGCCTGGCGGGATCAAAAACGAAACTCGACAGCCTGGGCAAAGAACTTGTTGCAGAGCTGAAGGATGTACCGAAGAAGATCGACGCCGAGCGCAAGCGCGTTCGTGAGCTGCTGAGCGCGTGGCAAGAGGAAGTTCGCAAGCCGCTGACTGACTGGGAAGCCGCAGAGCAGGCTCGCAAGGATCGGCACGTCGATGCCGTACAGGCAATTGCGGATTTTGCCCTGGATCTGTCGGACGTCACCGCCGCGGTACTGCTTGAGTCTATCGCCTCGGTTGAGGCGGTGAAGATGGGCGAGCACTGGGAAGAGTTCGAGGCTGAAGCTGCCCGCACCAAGGATCAGGTTCTGGACAAGCTGCGCGCCATCCTCGCCGCCCGCCAGAAATACGAAGCCGAGCAGGCGGAACTGGTGAGGCTGCGCGCCGAAACAGAAGCGCAGGCCCAGCGCGAGCGTGACGCCCAAATCGCCCGGGAAGCTGAGGAGCGCGCCCGCCGCGAAGCCGAGCAGCGTGCACAGGCAGAACGTGATGCCGCAGCCAGGCGTGAGCAGGCACTGATCGATCAAGCAGCTGCCGCACAACGCGCTGCGGAACAAGCCGCTCGGGATGCCGAGGCAGCCGCCGAGCGCCAGCGCTTACAACTGCAATTGCAGGCCGAACAGGCGCAGCGCGCAGCCGAGCAGGCGGAAGCTAATCGAATAGCTGCTGAACAGCGGGCCGAGCAGGAGCGAGCTGCAGCCGAGAAGCGCGCAGAGCAGGCCGCAGAGAATGCCCGCCTTGCCGAAGTCGCCCGCCAGAAAGCGGCCGCCGACGAAATCCTGCGTCAGGAAAAACTGCGCGAAGCTGACAAGGCCCACAAAGCCAGAATCAACCGCGCCGCACTGGACGCCTTTGTTGCTGGCGGCATGACTGAGGAATGCGCCAAGCAGGCCATCACCCTTATCGCCAAGCGCCAGATCCCAGCCATTCAAATCGTTTACTGAGGTCGCCATGAGCAACGAAATTATCCAAATGCCAATGCGTGAAGCCTCTGGCCTCACCGCGACTGAGACTCACCGATTTTCGGCGGTCGAGATTCGCCAGCGGGTGAACCTGGTGCAAGAAGTGATGCAGGGCATCATGAAGCGCGAAACGCACTACGGCACGATCCCAGGCACTCAGAAGCCAACCCTGTACAAACCCGGCGCCGAGGTGCTTTGCGTGACCTTCCGGGTTGCGCAGGAATACAAAATTGAAGACCTGTCTGTGCAAGGCGTAGCCCGGTATCGGGTCACCTGCGTGGGCCGCCATCAGATGACCGGCGTAGCCCTCGGTGAAGGCGTCGGCGAATGCTCGTCCAGCGAAGAGAAGTACAAGTGGCGAGGCGTGATCTGCAAGGCAGAGCTCGACGCCACGCCGGAAAACCTGCGGCGGAAGAAGTACTACAAAAACGGCAACACCGCCGACCAGATCCGCACCGAGCCGGCGGACTTGGCAAACACCATCCTCAAAATGGCCTGCAAGCGCGCCATGATCGCCATGACGCTGAACGTCACCGCCGCCTCGGACATCTTCACGCAGGACATTGAAGACTTGCCGGAAGAGCTCAGGCCGCAAGAGGCAGGCCACTCGACCGCTCAGACGGCAACCAATCCGGAGCTGGCTCAGAAGTGGGTGGAACTCGCCAATGCCGCCGCAACCCCTGACGCATTGACCGAAGTGTGGAAAGCCGGCGTTAAAGAGATTCAGGGGCTGAAAGACATGACGGCTTACAACGCTTTCAAATCTGCCGTCGGCGCCCGCGGTGAAGCGCTGAAGGCTGCCGCACCAAAAGCCGAGCCGGAGCCGGAACAGTCGACCACTGATGACGAAGTTGAATTCGAGGACATGCCAGAATGAAATCCACTATCTCCAATCACCCCCAGGGCACTCTTGAGTGGAAGCAAGACCGCGCAGGCCGCGCAACCGGCTCGCGCGCCAAGGACATCTTGGCGGCGATCAAGTCGGGCGAAGCGGCGGCGCGCCGCGATTATCGCATTCAGCTTGGCCTTGAGCGCCTGACCGGTTTGCCCGCTGACGACTTCTTCGTCAGCAAGGAAATGATGTGGGGTACTGAGCAAGAGCCATTTGCTCGCATGGCCTACGAAGAAAAAACCGGGCTGATTGTCCAGGAGTGCGGATTCATCTGCCTCGCCGACTTTATGGCCGGGTGCAGTGTCGACGGGTTTATCGAGCACGACGGCCGCCGCGGCGTATGGGAGGCGAAATGCCCGAAAAGCTCGACCCACCTTGGCTACCTCGAAGCGGGCCGCCTGCCTCCGGAGCATGCCCCGCAGATCCTGCACAACATGTGGGCTACCGGCGCCACATTTGCGGACTTCGTTTCATTCGACCCGCGCATGCCGGAGCATCTACAGCTGTTCATTCACCGGGTTGAGCGTGATGAGAAAGCGATCGCCGAATACGAGGCTGAAGTCGTCGACTTCCTGCGCGGGGTGGACGCGATGGTTCTTCGGTTGATGGAGAAGGCAGCATGAGAGGTGTCAACAAGGTCATCCTGGTCGGCACCTGCGGCCAGGACCCGGATGTCCGTTACCTGCCCAACGGCAACGCGGTAACGAACCTGAGCCTGGCGACCAGCGAGCAGTGGACCGACAAGCAAACCGGCCAGAAGGTCGAGAAAACCGAATGGCATCGCGTGTCGCTGTTCGGCAAGGTCGCTGAAATTGCCGGGGAGTACCTGCGCAAGGGTTCTCAGGTCTACATCGAGGGCAAGCTGCAGACCCGCGAATGGGAGAAGGACGGTATCAAGCGTTACACCACGGAAATCGTCGTGGATATGCAGGGCACCATGCAGTTGTTGGGTGGTAAGCCGCTGGACGGCCAGCAGCGACAGGCTAATCCGCAGGCAGGCGCGGCAAGACAGCAGCCAGCACCTCGGGCGCAGCAGGCGGCACCGCAGCAGAATCAGCAAGGCGCGCCGCCAGACAGCTTTGACGACGATATTCCCTTTATTCCTGTGCCCTACCTCGCCGGAGCCTGACCATGACCATCACCCTGATCGTCCACCAGAACCGCCAGACACACCTTCACCATCTGCGTGAAAGCCTGGAACGACTTCGCGCAGCTTCGGCCAAGTGGATCGGCCCTGATCGCGAGCGCGGCGAGAAGACCATCCGCAACCTTGAGCGCCAAGTTGAAGGGCTGAAAACTCAACCTTTCCGAGCTGCCTGATTTGCGTCGACTCCAAGCAAAGGTCCGCCAGCGACGGCGGGCCGAACAACTCAACATCCCACCGAGCGGTATTCAGTATGACCCCAATCTGGCGTTACCTCACTCAATCGGCCGGCATGACGGCTCAGATGCTGGCCGAGTCGACCGGCATGACCATCCAGGCAGTGCGCGCAGACCTTGCCGAACTTGAACTGAAGGGCAAGGCCGCCCGAGAGCGCGCAGCAATCGGCAAACCGCACTTGTGGTGGCGCGCCGAGAAACGCCCGGTAGATGGCCTGCATGTGCTGCTGGTCATGGCGTTGGCCGCCGAACTTCAGCCCTCCGCCACGATACTCAAGGAAGTGCTGGCAGATGTCGGCAGTCGAGCCAAGAGCCCGGCAATCAGCAAGATCGTCGCGATGTGCGCTATGTCGAAAGCGCCCCGCGAGATCATCTGGGCATCGCTCGAAAACCTCGATCATGAGGATGAAGCACTGAGGGCTGCGTGATGGCACTGAGTCAGAAGCAACGGGACGAGCGGACATCGCTCAGGCGGTCCAAGGCTCAGGAAGAGGAATTGCGCCTGCGGGTCAGGCCAGGCACACGGCAGGCACTGGCTGAGCTGATGGAGTGGGCTGGAATCGAGGAGCAAGGCGAGGCTCTGACGCTGATGATCCACCATCTGCACGCAATGGGCGCTGCGAAATGCCAGCCTCTGCTGAATCCGCCGCGCCACGAAATCGAGATATCGCAAAACGTGGCGCGGGAATTTCGCAATAAAAGCCTTCTCGCGATACAGAAAGACCCGGGCGACGAAATCATCGAACCCGCATAACCCACCCTACTCGCTGCATCCGGTCACGCGGAGGGCGGCGCCTGACTGGAGATAATCCATGGACAAGAACACGAAGATCCTGATACCGGAAATCCCCGGCGAATGGACGCAGCGCCTGCTCTCGGGGAAAACAAACATCTGGAATGAAGCCCGACACGGCAAGCCGCATACCAACGGTTTGCCAGAGGTTCGGCTTGATCCCCCAGAAGTAGGGCTGTACGCCGAGCGAATCGATGGCGCCTGGTACTGGATCTCTGGTTGCGCAAAGTGCAACGGAAGTGGTGAGAAATACAGCTACTCGGTGTGCGACAAGCACAACGTCTGCCGCCTATGCAGCACTCACCGCTCTAAGCTCACGGAAGCACCGTGGGGCCACCCTGAAGGCTTCACCTGCAAACCTTGCCAGGACGCAGAAGACGCCGTTGCGAAAGCCGAAGCGCTGGCCAGGGTGGCCGAGACCGACTATGACGAGTGGGATTATCGCAATCTGGGCGAATGCAAATGCCCGCACTGCGCGACGGTCATTCATATAGAGGCCGAGGACTATCGCGATCAGAACATGGAGTGCGACACCTGCGGTGGTTTATTCGAGCTACAAATCGAATTCGAACCAAATTTTACCACTACGGTGATTGGCGAGCGTGTAACCGCCTGATTGGAGAATCCGATGAGCACATTTGCAGTGTTTGGAATGACCCGCGACGTTGCGCTGGCCGAGGCCAAGAAGCGCACCAAAGGCACCCGCAAGAACTTGAAGGCACCGGGAGGTGTAGAGCCTGTTCCGTTGGCCGAATGGCTGGAGCTGGTCGAGAAGAAGACAGAGCAGATTATGGGGGGGGGGGGACAGTTCGCCAACTCTCCCCGCTGTTTGATGCCCCGCAGTACGCCGAGCAGTTCATTGAGCTGGCCCGCAAGACCATTCAATGCCGGGATTTGCGGATCAGAGCGAAGCGCATTATGACCGATGCCGAAGGCAAGCCAATCATCAACCCGAAAACGAAAGCGCAACGGGTTGGGTTCTGTGAGTGGCACCCTGCACAGCGTACACAAGCCGCGTAGCTACACCACTCCGCTCTACCCACTCCCATCATTCAACATCACGCCGCCCGGCGAGGTCTGATCATGTCTGCACATCAGAAGAAATACCCTTTCGACTTCAAAACCCAGTACGGCCTTGGCTTCAACCAACAGGACGATGAGATCGTCGTGGACTTCTTCTGCGGCGGTGGCGGCGCCGGTACCGGGCTGGAAATGGGCCTTGGCCGTGCTGTAACCGTCGCCAAAAACCATAGCCCTGCCGCAATTAGCATGCACACGATCAATCACCCGCATGCCAAGCACTTCACCACTGATGTGTTTGAGGGCGACCCTGATACTGAATGCGGTGGCCGGGCCGTGGGCTGGTTCCATATGTCGCCGGACTGCACCCACCACAGCCAGGCTGCCGGCGGCCAACCGCGCAAGCGCGAGATCCGCAACCTTTCGTGGATCGGTCTCAAGTGGGCAGGCATGAAGCGGCCCCGGGTGATCAGCTTGGAGAACGTGAAGCAGATCCTTCAGTGGGGGCCACTGGTGGCAAAGCGCTGCAAGTCGACTGGGCGTGTCATCAAGCTGGGTGGCGGAATCGCTGGGCCTGGTGAAGTGGTTCCAGTCGGCGAGCAGTTTCTGGTGCCCGACCCAAAACGCCGCGGCCAAACGTGGGCAGTTTTCGTGGCTGAATTGCAGCGCCTGGGCTACGCCGTCGAATGGCGTGTGATCAAGGCCTGCGACTTCGGCGCACCGACCAGCCGGGAACGCCTGTTCATGATCGCACGGTGCGATGGTCAGCCTATCGTGTGGCCCGAGCCAACTCACGCCAAGAATCCCGCCAAGGGTCAGCAGAAGTGGCGCACTGCCGCCGAGTGCATTGACTGGAGCATCCCCAGCAAAAGCATCTTCGGCCGTAAAAAGGATCTGGCCCCGGCCACCCTGCGCCGGGTGGCCAAGGGTATGCGCAAGTTCGTGCTCGATGCCACAAACCCTTTTATCGTGCCAATCGCGAACTGGTCCGGGGAAAGCGTGCAATCTGCGGCCGAGCCGCTGCGTACCGTGACCTCCTACCCAAAGGGCGGCGCCTTCTCGGTTGTGAGCCCGGTGTTGGTTGCTGCCGCACATGGCGAAGGCAAGCCCGGAGGTGTTCAACGCTGGGGCGCTGGAAGCAGATCTGCTGGTGAGCCGCTCGGAACAGTCACGGCAAGCGGCGGGCACTCAATAGCGGCAGCGCACTTGGTCAAGCTCAGGTTCACCGACGAAGGCAAGGCTTTGGACGAGCCATTGCCCACTATTACCAGCGGCGGGAACTACAAGCGCCCAGCCGGTGCTGCGCATGCAATGGGGATTTCAACGGCGTTCATGGCGCAGATGAATGGCGGCTTCAACACCACCGCCGCCAAAAGCATTGAAGACCCCATGACCACAGTGACCAATACAGGCAGCCAGCAGCAACTGGTCACCGCCAACTTGGTGCACTTGCGCGGTAACTGCGATGCGCGTGATTTGAATGACCCACTACACACCATCAGCGCCGGCGGTACACACCACGGGTTGATGACGGCATTTCTTGAGCGCCAGTTCGGCGCAAGTGTCGGCCAAGCCTTGGACGAGCCCGCACCGACCATCACGGCCGGCGGTGGCGGCAAAAGCTCTCTGGTTAAGCTGCAACTGTCGCCGGAGGTTGAAGCCGGTGCACTGAGGGTTGCGGCCTTCTTGATCAGCTATTACGGCACCGAGAATGTGAGCGGAGCCAACGAGCCAGCACCGACCATCACCACCCGCGACCGCCTGGCACTGGTCACCGTGACCATAAAGGGTACGCCGTATGTGATCGTCGATATCTGTTTGCGGATGCTGCAACCGGCCGAGCTGTACAAGGCCCAAGGCTTCCCGGCCGACTACATCATCAGCCACGGCGCGGACGGCAAGCCCTTCACCAAAACCCAGCAAGTGCACATGTGCGGGAACAGCGTCAGCCCACCGCCGATGGCTGCACTTGCTCGCGCCAACGACCCGTGGCGGGCAATCGAACGTCAGGCAGTTGCAGCATGACCGCCCTACGCCGAACAGTCAGGCTGCGCGGTGCTCCCATGCGGCCGCTGGACTTGAACGTCATGTGCGACCAATGCAACAGGTCACGCGCCCACGGCAACCACACCAAATGCAGCAGGTTACGCCAAGCCGAAGCAGTTGAGCGGCGCTCGCAGAAGAATTAATTCATCCTAACTGGCTATCAATGAATCTATTCGCCGCCCCTACTGCTTCGGCTAATGAGCTTTGATAATCAGGCCATTCCCCAACCAATTCGGCAGCGGTGATACCGAAACCAAGCACATCACTCGCGTCGACGATATGTACTGCCGCAGGTGCGCTGTCGTTGGGCTTAACCCAATAAAATTTTAAATAAACAGTCTGCCCCCTGTATCGATGCGTCAACGACATCTGTTTTTCGTATTGCACGAAACACACTCCAGTATTTCCAGGTAGTTACATCTAGTAGGCCTACTTTAGGTCTCATCCACAAATACGCAACTGAAAAACCAAATCCCATGGATCAACCGCTATAGCGGTGAGGACGAAGTCATGCCCGTAATTAAGTGTCACCACGGCTGCTCATTGCATGTCAGCACGCCCGAGTGGGTCGCCACTCTAACCATCGACCAGTTGCGTTACGCCCGAGAGGCAATGGACGCAAAGATCAAAGCCGTTGAGGAATCCCAAAAACGCACGGTGTGGCGGTTATGTCGCGGCGGCGCTTGCGAGGCCAATTACCGCGAGGATGATTTCGAAAAAGCAGCCGACCATCTATTACGGATCTTCAAAAGTCGGTTCATGCGTGAAGCGGATGACTGGATCGAGAAGCCTTATGGCTACCTGTATTTCGAACGCAACCTGCCCCGTATCACACCTGAGCTGGTCTCCCAGATCGAATACGACACCGAATGGTTTCCTGCCAAGCTCTGACACGACCCGGAGAATCCAATGCGCTCATCTCAAACCATCAGCACCAAAGAGCTCTGCCTGTTCCTGCTGATCGTCACGCTTTACCTGATCGTCAGCGTTGCATGGTTCTGCCTGGCTATCCCTCCGCTAACCGAAAACGGCTCTGACGCTCATCTGGTTGGCGCATTCGCCGGTACCGCGCTTTGTATTGTGGCCGGGTATTCGATTGCCATTTATGTAATTGGGACACCAGGAGGCAACCATGGAAACTGAAATCCTCTCAGAGGAAGAGCTGGCCGATCTAACTGGGTACAAACACCGCGGATATCAGCGCCAATGGCTTAAAAACCGCAATTGGGTCTTTGTCGAAAGTCGCGGCGGTCGCCCTCTCGTTGGCCGGATGTTCGCACGCATGAAGCTAGGAATAATCTCGCCAACGCTGGCAACCCAACCCCCGCCACCCGCCCCTACCTGGACCCCTGACTTTTCCCGAGTAAGTTGAAATGCGCCCTCGCAAAACCGAAAACCAACACTTGCCGCCAAGAATGTACCAACGCACGCGCCTGCGTAAAAATGGGAAAGTGTGGACGGCTTACTATTACCGCGATGCAACGGGCCATGACATTCCGCTGGGCAAGGATATTAATCAGGCCCGCATGAAGTGGGCCGAGCTGGAGTCGAAAGAAAAACCTTTAGACCTGCTTGTAATGAGAGGGATATTTGATCGATACGCTAGAGATATCATTCCAAAGAAGGCGCCAAGAACTCAAAAAGACAATGCCGCCGAGCTTCGCCAACTGAGAGCCGTGTTTGATGACGCACCTATAGATGCAATATCGCCGTCTATGGTGGCTCAATACCGTGATGCCCGATCTGCCAAGACTCGAGCTAATAGAGAACTTGCTTTGCTGTCGCACGTTTTCAACATCGCCCGGGAATGGGGTTTAACTCGACAGGAGAATCCGTGCCTCGGTGTTCGCAAGAACAAAGAGAAACCCAGGGACTATTACGCCAATGACGACGTATGGCGAGCAGTTTATGGCTGCGCTCCACAAGAAGTTCAGGACGCGATGGACTTGGCCTATCTGACTGGACAGCGCCCGGCTGATGTTTTGGCGATGCGCCGCGACGATATGGTGGGGGATTTTTTGCTGGTACGCCAAGGTAAGACTGGCAAGCGCCTACGCATTCACTTGAACACCAGTGTCGGCCGCAGCAGTCTCGGGCTGTTGCTTGACCAAATCATGCAGCGCAATGCTGCTCACACCTCACCTTATTTCATTCTCAGCAAAAGCGGTGTGCGGGTGTCCTGGCAAATGATGCGCAACCGTTGGGACGCCACTCGCTTGCTTGCCGCTGATAGGGCAAGAGCATCTGGATCAGAGGAGGATGCAAAGCGGATTATGCAATTTCAATTTCGAGACATCAGGCCAAAGGCCGCGTCGGAAATTGCAGATCTTTCGGAGGCGAGCGCACTTCTTGGGCACTCAAAAGAAGGGATTACGGAACGGGTTTACCGGCGTGTTGGAGCCATCGCCAAGCCCACAAAGTGA